GATTCCGATTCAGATCAACTGAACCTATGGGGTAATTTCTTTGGACAGTAGTGTATTCAAACTATATTTTATGCCAATTGGCATAAATATACCTCTGGTTCTCACGAAAGAGCGGTATGACTTTGATAAAGTTATTTTATGAATACAACCTAGTGTAATATCTTTAAGTAATGACTCCAGTCCATCACGGATGAGAGCCATAAGGGGTCATAAATATATAACATACCATACTCACGTGAAAAAACGTGTAGCCGTCGCAACTACCAAGACCCGGCATCCCAACGCCAACATAACAGGTAGTAAGCAACGGCCCACGTCTTATATATAGATTATATATACAAATAACGTGGGCGTATTGTTGCTATCGGCTCCCTGTTATGTTTATAAATTTGGGGAATTTAGGTCTTTATAGGAGACGATATCTTTAACGCCACAATGTGTGTCACGTCTTATATTCTATATCGGTGACAACGCGAATATACGATTTTTGTTTATTTAAACGAGAGATTGCTTATTTTTTGTTTATGTGGCAGATGTATTTTCAAGCGTGGAGACCCTTTCCTCTAAGTCTTTCAGGGAGATCCCTAGCGATGAGATAGACGATCCCATTTCGACCACGCTTTGGTCTATCCTGTTGATCTCCATAGTGATCCCTTTTTGCCCCATCACCAGATCTTCAGATTCCCCCAGCTCTTGGGTTATGGATGTTTTCCTCACGTATTCCGTATCTATCTTTGCCAATAGCTGGTCGAGATTGTTTCCTTCCTTGTCATATACGGAGGATGAGGTGGTTACGTATGATATCTGGTTGCCCCACCTGTCCAGCGGTTTTCGTATTATGATCTTCTTCGCCATGCTCGTTACTTTTCCGCTAAAGTATGAATTAAAGCGTAAATAACGTGCGGTGTCGTTAACGTCGGGTAAGATTTATCGTTCCCGGTCGTTCCTGTATCCCGATATTTGCCTTGTCCGACAGCGACCGGACATAGGATATTGAAGTCAAATGCCCTGCATGGTGAGTCGCTGCGCCGTGTGGGGCGACTTTTTTCATGGAGGACGCACGAGGTAATCAAAATAACAAAGTCGTTTTGATCTTATGGCTAAAATTGCGGGAGAAAATGATATTAACAATTTAAATATTATAGGATTATGAAGACGAATCAAGAGATGATCCGAATAATTGATAGCTTTTCTGTAATACAGAGAACGAGTGATGGATATTTTGACGGCAGTGAATTATTGCGTCAATGGAATAGCGTTTCGAATAATCCAAGAAGGCAAATGAGTAAATTCTTGGAAATGGATACGACTAAAGAATTTATATCAGCGTTATCAAAAGATGAAAGCCAAAGAGCAAATATGCTCATTGCTGAAAACCAGTTGATTATAAGAGTTAAAGGACGAACTACCAAGAATGGTAAAACTCCCGATAAAGTATGGATGAATCCTATTTTGTTCATAAAATTTGCCATGTGGATCAATCCTACGTTTGAGGTCAAGGTTTTACGTTTTGTCTATGACGAAATGATCCGTTACCGTAATGAGGCTGGCGACGCTTATAAGGATTTGTCTTCTGCTGTCAAGAAAATCGTACCAAAAGACTTCATGCCAAAAGCCATGTCTAAGATAGCCGAGGCACTTAATTGGATCGTATGGAATAATCACGAGAGGATGCTTCGTAACAAGCACGGTGACGAAAGCAAGCAACGTGAACTGTGGCAACTGGAGAAGAAGATAGCCGATCTGATAAACGAGGGATTCATTACCTCATACGATCCGCTTATCAACTATCTACGGAAGCTTTATAATAAAAAGAATAATCCAGCGGTATTTAACCAAGCGGTATAGAAGATTTTTAATAGCTAATTATGATATATAATATATTCAAGCAAATCCGTATATGGTTCGTCCTCTTGAGGGCGGACATCCAACTCCGATACGCCATAAAGGAGGCCAAGGAGAAGTACTCGAGGCGTAACGTGCGCTATTACGTGATCCCTAATTACGATCATAGGTTGATAACTTGCAACCGATCGGAGGTACGTAAATACAGGACGGACGGTTACTTCGCCCATTCTGTACGGATCGACGATTTCAACCGGGAATGTTTTTATTATACGCCATACGCCAACGGTAAAAATCCCATATCGGCCAAGGAGAGGGCGTTAAAGAGGAGGTCATGGTTGAATTACGTGTTACAGGCGAAAGGTCTTATATGATTAAGTAAAATAGAAAGGGGGTGACATTTATTTGCCAACCCCTTTCTTGTATCAGGCTTACTCGGAAGCTATGATACCCGCGGCTCTCAAGGTTGCTAGGATGCTGTTAACCTTGTTTACCACGTCCGTTAAGGCGGCGGAACTTTCCAGATTATCGATCTTGGGCTGCATGCCGTTCTTGAATAAATCCTTGAAGATTTCCAGCTCGCTTCTAACCTTGCTTACTTTTGACATTTTAACCTCCTTTTTTTAATGTTGGTATTTATAATTGTTGATTGATAGCGTCGATGCCTTGGCCGGCTATCATTTGTTGTTGCTGAGCGGCTAATTGTTCCTTCTGCGACTGGATCAATTGCAATAACTGATCGGCGAACGGGAAATTTCCCACCTCGAGCATTTGCTCGATAGATATCTGCTTGGCGTTCAGCAACTGCAATAGCAACTTGTTGGATAACGCCCTGTATACCGGAGTGTCGTAGTTCTCTGATATGGATATGTCGAATTCCACGCCTCCCATGGTCTCCGGGTCCCATTGGACATAGCCGTTCCTTCCAACGATCCTTATTATTTTTTTATCGTCGTAGAATTGCTGGATGTTCTTGCACTTCTTGTACATGCCCGATATGATGAAGCTGGCGAACGATTCCAGCAAGTCCACGATGCTGTTGCTGGCGTTGGACGCTTGTTGCTGGTATAAGGCTCCGCTTGTCCCGCTCGTGGGCTGTTTCCCCTGCATGGCCCCTTGTACCCCGGATACGTCCTCCATCATGGACATCTGTAATTTTATCATGTCTCCCAACCCTGCCGGCACGCTCCGGTTCATCATCTGCTGGGGGACCTGTGCCCCCGATTTGAGTTTCAGCTTGATCACGCCGTTGAACTTCGTCCACTCGTCCGCTATATCCTCTATGCTCATGTCATCGGGAACGGAGGCCTCGTCTACCACCAGCACTCCCTTGGCGCTCGCTTTCGTCACGAAATCGTTCAGGATGATATAATGGTTGATATACCTTTGCTGGTCGATGATGTCGCTGACGAACGAGTGTATCTCCCCGTCAACGAAAGGATATGCCTTCATCGTGTAAGGGTGGCTCCCGTGGCTATAAGGGCTTTCTCCCTCGTCAAGTATATCCCCGAACGGTGAAAGATAACGGTAGTACCAGTAGCTTTGTATCATGTACTCGTACTCTATGAGCGGGACCTCGCTCTCTGGCATGTATAGCGTGGGTTGTCCCAGCTCGTCCAGCACGTAATTCCCCAGCTCGTCCTTGATCCTGTTATCCTCCAGCCGGCCCTCGTTCTCAGCGTCTATGTTCCCCTTGTTCGAGTAACTGTCCACGTAAGCGTCGCCCTTCAGCCAGTCGTGGCACCAGAACGCCTTTCTTCTCTCGAGCGTCCATAGTTCTATCACACGGCATAAGCGGGGGTCTTGCGGGGCCATAAACCCGTTAAGGTCATAATTGTTGCCCTTGAACGTGTCGTTGAACTTGGCGATATAGTCCTTGTCACGGGCGTTCTTGTATATATCTTGCAGCCTTTCATAATCCCTGTCATCCTTGGCGAATACGCTGGCGAGTTGCCCGAAGGTCACGTCATGGATCTCTCCGATCATCTCGATGTCGGTATGTCTGGGATCGTTCATGGGGCCGTCCACGAAGAACAGGTTCGGGTTGACGTTGTCAGTCCAGCATTCCCTTCGGTTCTCCCTTTGGGCGTAGGTCTCTTTCTGTATGGATAGGCCGCTTATGAGGAACTCCTCGAACATCCTTGCGTTCAGCTCCTTGATGTCGTTGATCTTGTTGTTGTACTCGAGCATGGTGCTCATGGTCTCTCCCAGCGTTTGCTCGTCACGATCCCTCGCCACGCACACGGGTGTCTTGTTCTGGTTCCGATAAACGCCGATGACGGTCCTAGCCAATCTTCGGATAAGGTTGTTGGTCATGGGGATATTCCCCTGCATCCTTATATATTCCTCCTCCGGGATCATCCGGCCACAATACTCGATCAGGTCCCCCCATTGGTCGCCGTACATATATCTCTTGTTCCTGTCCCTCTCTTTCCTGAACTTGTCGAGCTTGTCCCATGCCCTAGCGCATTGGTATACCAATGGCATGTTCCGCCCGTCCGTCATGTTTCGTCTCTCGTATTTGACGGTGTCTATAGGTGATATCCTCGATTTAGGGATCAATCTAGTCATGGATTCTTTTTTCTGACGAATATGGGGACTTGGCGTTCAATCGTAACGATAAAACTTGTCGGTTGTCATATGGTAGCCTCGCTGATAGGACCATGGGGCCTTACGCCGGGGGACTTATCCTTGGGGATGGACGGCAGATCCATGTCGCAATAACATATATAAAGTCCTATAGCCCTAGTCATGACCTTGTCGTCGTGCTTGCCTTCCACGGCCCCGAACGATCCGTTGGCTTTCTTCTCGTACGTGGACATCTCATCCAGCGTGTCTATATCCCGCTCGATATATGACTGTTCTCGGAGGCATGCCACGAGATAGGATATGATCATTGGCTTGGTGTTCCGGTTCGTGTGGAATCCCCATTCCGTCAGTTTTCCGGCCCGTATCTTGGCCTCGCTCGCCTTACGTGCGTACAGGTTGTCGTAAGCGTCCCCGATCTGGTTGAATATCAACTCGGACTGGTCTCCGTCCGTATCGTTGTCCTTGGTCTCTATGGTATTGCTCTCTATGACTAACAGGGCGTTCCCGAAAAACTTGGCGATCTGGGCGGATTTCCATGCTAACAGGTCATGGTCTATGTGTCCGTGCCATTCGGCCACTACCTCCGGCTTCCCGCCAAACATCATCCAATAGCGGTCTATCACCAATATGTCCGAGAAATCGGATTTCTTTCCACGGCCCCCTATATCCACGATCACGAGGTAACGATTCTTGACGTTCGCTTGATCGTCTGGCAACGACCATACCTTGAGCGACCCGTTATGATCCTCCTTGAATGACAGCTCTGTCAAGGCGCTCTTCCCTTTAACGGACTTGCCCGATATTTCCCCGACATACTTGGGGGGCTTGCATCCCTCCTTCAGCTTGTCTATATGATATACGCTGAATACCATGTTGCCGGAGTTCTTGAACGCCTCCACGTCATCGCTGGGGAACTCCGCCGCCATGTCCGCGTGCTCCATGAAATCCTTCCGCTTGACTAAATACCAGTTTATAGCCTCGAAGGAAGCCCCCAGCTTCCATAGTCTCCAGTAATATTTCCCGGAGTCTAGGCATCCATCCGGAGGATTGTCGTTCTCCTTGTTGTCAAGAAGCCATTTGGCGAATGCCCTCTTGTCCTTCACGGGTAGCTCGTATCTCTCGATCTTGAACCATGGGACGAATACGAACCTCCTGTTGCTTTTGCCTTTCTTGGCCGTGACACATGACCGGTAGAAGAAATTTCCCATACCGTTAGCGGTGGATTCTATGACCTCCACGGTAAGCGGGGCCAATAGCAAGGATGAGGATATGCTCCTTATTATATCTTCCGGGGTTTTCCCGTCCGTGTCATCCCATAATCCCACCTCGGAATAATGTACGCAGCTCATGTCACCGCCCCGTCCCGAGTTTGGGCTGTTATAGGTGCCTATGGTTATGACCGTGTCCCTTGCCTTCTCCACGTTGCTCCCTTTTCCGTACGTTATGATACTATCCAATTGCGATCCCTCGTAAGGCGTGAATCCAAGCGTGACGTTATCCGGCAGGTCCAATAGCCATGTGGGGTATTTCTCCAGCATCTTGCTATACATGGCCTTGATTTTCCTTGACGTGGATGCGTCTTGCGCTACGATGGTGGAGTACCACGCCTCTTTATGGCATAGTTGTATCCACGCTATATATAGCTGTACCAACGTGGAACCTCCCCATTGCCGGGCCTTTAGCAGGATGATCCTTATGGGTAGTCCCGCCAATCTCATATTCTCCATCACGGATAGCAGCAGGCGTTGTGGATAGTTGAGCTTGAAATGGATGTTCTTGCCTCCCTCCTTGTTCTTTATCTCGCAGAAAGAGTAAGCCCAGAAAGGGAAGTCATGCTTGTTCCTTACTTTTATGAACTGTCGTACGACCTTCTCATGAAGTTCCTCGTCATACCTCTTGAAGGTGACCTTGCAAAAGGCCCTTATGGATTTATACCTTATTATTCTTTTAACTAGCTTGTTTGATAGCATGCTGACTGGCAGGAGCATCTTGTATGGGTACATGTCGGATATCTCGACCATCTCTCTTGTCCCGGGCGAGTTCTCTCCCTTGATAGGGTCGAAATGGGCGTGCATCTCGTCGTTCCTCCTGTTATTCTCCTCTACTAACCAATCTATAGTCATGATATAAATTATATAGCTTTATCCAGCAAAACCCAATCAGCGATGACGCTAGATGTATCTCCCAGCTTATGCCGGGAATGACGTATGATATGACAAGACTGCTCGCCCATATCGCCCGGTCTCTCCATTTGGCCGAGGCTAGTCGCTCGCCCCACGTGGCGAATATCATGGCGCTCGCCCCGATGACGGGGGACGTGGAGAAGAACGAGGCGAGGACGGCCATGATATAGGACCGTGCGATCTCCCTCTTGCCAATTCGCATTACCTTCAGGGCGTATGAGTTCCCGATCAGATGCCATATGTTCACGTGGAAGAACATGTATGACAGCCTCGTCCAGAAGGGGTATGACGGCCCGGAGGCGAAACCTAGTGGGTCTAGCGGTAACACGTATATCAGAAACAGTGCCGCAATCGTCGCATGGTTTGCTCGTAACATTCCTTTCTCATTTTAGATATGATGGCCTTGGCGCTCTCGGGCGTAAGTACGAAACATGGGGCGGGACTCTCTATTATGATGGATACGATATGCTTTATGGGCATCTTGGGGTGATCCGATCGGTACGAGACGAATTTCTCGAATAAGGACTTGTAGAATACCTTGGCGTTGTCCTTCATCCCTTTTGGCATGGACCCCTTGTTCATCTGGTATATGACGGACGAGGCCCTTTCCACGGATACCCAGTATCTGGAGGCTTGCGACGCTACGGTCTCGGTAAGTAGGTCCATATAGACAAGGTCCTTGTCTGATCTCATGTTCCTGTTCAAGGCTTCCCTGTACGCCCTAAGGAGGTCAAGGTTTCTTTCCCGCATCATGGAGAATACGCTTCCGTTCTTCCTCATATCATACCTGTTTTTACCAAAGTTACGAATTTCTGCTTTGCCGGGTAAGATTTATCGTTATGGGGGCTTGTATCGTTATCATATTTGCGTATAGAATAATTTTTAAAAAACAATGTATGCCAGAAAATGATATTGACAATAAGCCTGTTACGTCTAAAAGAGATATGTTCTTGGAGAGTATTAGGGGACGTTATCCAGATTTGGACGTGGAGAACGAGGATGAGTTTTATGGAAGATTGAACGATGAATTTGATAGGTTTGATAGAGGTGATAAAGCGCAGAGGGAACTAGGGGACTTGTTGGCCTCTGACCCTAGGAGCGCCGGCTTCTTGATGGTGATGCGCAAGGGCGGTAATCCCGTGGAATATCTTATCGAGAATTACGGGGATGATTTTAAGGCCGCCTTGGAAAGCGAGGAGGGAAAGAACAAATTCTCAGAGGCTTTTTCCAAGTATATGGAGAGGCAGACGAGAGACAAGGAACTGCAAAAGCAGGCGGAGGATAACCTGAGATTGATGATCCAAGGTCTGGAGGAAGCCCAGTCGGAAGGTAAATTCAGTGACGAGGACGCTAGGGCGGCTTATGAGTTCCTTTACGCCGATGGAGGATTGTTGGATCGGATCGTGGTGAACGGTGTCACCAAGGATGATTGGATGATGCTGATGAAAGCGGCAAACTATGACAAGTCCATGATGGATGCGGCCAAACGTGAGGAGGAGGCCCGTAATGAGGGGGAGATAGCCGGACGTAACGCCAATATAGACATAAACAAGAGAAAGAGTACCAAGGTGGATCGGTTGCCGCCCGATCTGGGTTCCAGCGGGGGGATGACATCTCCCACGAAAAAGGAGAGAAACCCGACGATTGACAGACTAGACAAGATCACGGGACGTAAGAGTGTTTGGCAATAATCATAATTAATAACCATAAACAATTAGTAAAATGAGATCAAAGAGTTTTTTTAATTATTTGGGCGGCTTGGTATTGACCGTTTTGGCCGTGATGCTAGGAGCCACTACCGGATGCGGGATGTGTATGGCCGTACCGACAACCACGGATGGAGGGGGAGAGGTGACTGATATTAACCCGGGGATTGCGGTCACGGATGCCAATGGCGGGGCGACCGCTACGGATGGCATTCAAATCTCGAAAGAAACGGATAATCCAGAGTATTATGCGAAGGCTATAGACAAGCGTATCACGAAAATGAGACCGATGCGTACTCCTATAGACCAGATCACGAGGAGCGCAGAGAGTATTAGCAGGGTCAACAGCATGGTCGTGAAATATTACAGTGTATCGACAAGACCCATCAAGGATTCCGTTAAGACCAATACGACCGAGATGGCATCAGGATCATCTTATGTAACCTTGCCTGTGAATGATGCTTCTCTCTTTAGCGTGACTGATACGATCCGGGTATCTGGGATCAAGGGCTATAAAGAGGATGGATCGACTCAGGATACGGTAAAGGACTTGATGCTTTATGTCGTGGGCAAGAGCGAGAACGAGGGATATCCGCAAGTGATTGCCGTGAACGGCAAACGAAATACGACAGGAGAGAATTCTATCGTTCCAGCCCTTAAAAAGAATGACGTGCTTATTCGTATGGGCCGTGCCGCAGGGGAATTGGACGTGGAGACCGGGCAGTTCTATTCATTGCCTACGCCACAAGAACAATTTTGCCAGAGATTCATGATGCAGGTAGAGGAGTCCACGTATAATAAGATGTGGAGTAAAGAGGTTGACTGGAACTTTGACGATATGGAGGAGGACGCTATCTATGATATGCGTTTGGGTATGGAGAACTCATTCCTGTTCGGTATCAAGGGAAAGAGTAAGGATCCCAAGAAAACGGGTATGGATGTTTATTTCACCGGTGGTATTTGGTGGATGGCAGGTCAGGACAAGTCTTTGGGAACCGTTGATGACTCGACCAATGAGATTGTGATCAAGGACGATGAGATGGTTGATTTCTTGAAGGAGATCTTCACGGGTAATGATGCGGGGAACAAGACGAAGATCGCTTTCTGCGGATCTGATTTCTTGGCAGCCTTGGCCAAGATGAAGAGTGAGCGTTTCAAGGTCGTTAAGGAGTTCGAGAAGTGGGGGCTTAAATTTACCTCTTTCGATAGCAATTTCGGTAAGTTGCTGGCTATGCACCATGAGTTGCTTGATATGAACATGAAATCAGACGAGGCCTTTGTTATGGACCCCGAATACCTCCGTAAAAGGACTTTCGAGATGTTTAGCAGAAAGACTTATGACATGGAGAAATTAGCGAAACGTAAGACTAGTGCCGTGGTCTTGAATGAGGCCAGTTGCTGTTATCTGGTATATCCGAACGCCCACATCCGTGTTAAGTTAGGTTCTTTATAAAATAGGGGGGGGATTCGCCTCCCCGCTTTAAATCGTTGTGTCATGAAATATTTCTCAGATAGTGTTTTGTCATTTAATCTTAAGGTGCGTGATAGATATCGAAGGATTCGTTTTATCCCTATGACAAGGAACGGGAGTTATTATATCCCTAGGGATAAGGATGAGGCCAAGGCGTTGGAGTCAATGGATTGTTATGGGAGTCGTTTTATAAAGATAGAATCCGATCCCGCTCCAGATAAAAAGTCTAGGACAAAGGATTTGACCCCGGTCGAGGAGATAAGGTCCTTTCAAGAGGCTATTGATTATTTAGAGAAAACTTTCGGTTCGGATATAAGCGGGCTTATATCCCCGGAAAGCATTCAGGGGGAAGCCCGGAAAAACGGGGTGGTATTTCCTAATATGGGATGATATGAGGTATAATGTCGAGGATTTGGTGACATCCGTGCGGATAACCTTGGATGAGAACAGGATTGAGCAAGAGTATATAGTCTCGGAGGATAACAATATGGAGCTTAATGAGATTATAAGGGAGAAGCTGCTTGACGCTGTACGATCAGTGGAGAGGATAGCTCCGGTACAGATGTTAGATAGCGTTCCGTTGGTAATCCCTGAGGCGGCCCAATATTGCGATACCGATGGTTCCGGATACGTGGTGCTTCCACCAGATTTCCTTAGACTGACCTTGTTTAAGATGCGATCATGGCGTAATCCGGTATTTGACGCTATAGGGGATGATACGGAGGAGGCTAGGATGCAATATAACGTATATACCCGTGGCACGCCGATTCGTCCTGTTTGCGTGCTCTCAAGGGATTTGTCCGGTAGTAAGATCCTTCGGTATTATACCGTGGGGTTTGAGAATGACGGGAAATATAACCGTAGGGATCACCGGATAGATAGGGCGCTTTATCTTCCCGTTCCTTCATATACGGGGGATAACAACGAAGAGCTAGAGTTCAATTCCCTCCTTCGGGAGGCCATTATAAATTATACGGCCGGATTGGTTATGGTTTCCAGAAGGGAACCCCAAATGGCCGAGACTTTTTTTAATATTGGAAAATCATTCGTGGAGTCATGAGCGAGAAAGATAACAACGTGATGCCTTTGGCTACAGATCCTCATAATCTGGGCGAGTTCGATAACGTGTATGACGCTATGCGTAGGTATCCTAACGGAGGCGTGGACGGGGATTATATTTATATCTTGGGTGTCCAGCATTTTTGGAACGTGAATCGTCAAAGCTGGGGGATACTAAAGGATAAGGAGGATAATTTAGTCCAGATGGTAGAGGATTTTATCGGCCTTTTCGAGAGAAGGGGGTATGTCTTCGCTGGTTATGCGTTACCAGACACCACTCCTGTTTCTGGGCTTGACAATATCTTTTATATTGCGGCCAAGAATGGGGTTTATACTCATTTTGGAAGCGATCTGAAATTATTGAATGAGGTTGCTATCTTACGTAAACCCAGAAGATCATCTATATGGATTAAGGACTCAATGGATATCCCGAACTCGGAGAGGATAGACGCTATAGATGATGCCATATCACGTATAAATGTCGATATAAAGACAATAAAATCAGCGATTATCGGCATGGAGAATGATCTTGATGGGGTACATGATTCTATCGATGATATAAATAAGGATATAGGTGCTTTCAAGAAGGAGACCTCCGAAAATTTCGAGGAGGTAAATTCTGATTTAGATAAGGTGGAGAAGCGTCTTGATTACATACCTAAGGAGTCGTTTTTATCAGCCCATCCCGCCGGTTTCAAGCCGGACATCGACCTTACCCCGGAGATCATGGTAGACCGTGCTTGGAGAGACCATGAGGGTAACGTTATCCGTGATACGTATATCACCCGGAGGGGATTGAGGAACGAGATAATCGACATCACCAACCAACAGGTAACGGACTTGAAGCCCGGTTCCGTCGATCCGGACGATCTTTCCGAGGCTACGAAGCAATTGATCGGTAACAAGAGCATCACCAATCTTCCGGACGAGGAGGATATAACCGTGACGGATAATCGGACCTTGAAGTTGAAAGATAAGGAATACGCCCCGAAGGATTACTCCGGCATGGGACGTGTGTATCTCCGGAAGCATTACGTGAACGGTGTGAACACGCTCACGCAGCACATGATGAGAAAGCCTAATACCATCTACATCATCCAGTACGACTACTGCCTAGCCGGTCAGACGATTGAGGTGCCGGACAATTGCGTGCTGGATTTCCAAGGGGGGAGTTTGAGGAATGGTAAATTAATTGGTTACAATACACGTATCAGTGGTAAAACAATAAACATTTTTGATAATATCAAACTTGGTGGAAGATTTTTAGATGATCTAAATCCTCTAAGTTTTAATATCAATCTTTTAGATTGGACATCTACTTATGATTTATTATATTCTTTACACACAACCGCTATTTCTATGGGCGTAAATGTGAATTATAAAGATGTTAGAAGAATAAATATAGAGATACCATCTGTGTTTAATTCTATTCCATTAAGTAATACTACTGATTTTAACAACTGTGAATTTCATATTAGAAATAATTCTAAAGACTGTTATTTGTTTGCAAGAGGTGATGAAAGACCTTTAATAACGCTAGATATTGATCCAATACTTTTAAAAGGAGTTGATTATTCTAGTGTGCCTGAATTAAATAATGGAAAATTTATTCTTATAGTAAAAGATAATAATTTATGGTCAAAGCGTATTTTAAATCAAGGTGATCTCAATACATATCGTTACGATGTAATTATTATTCAAGATGGATTTGCTAGAAATATTCCAATTCAACCATATGATACAATTGATTCTGATCCTATATTCTATGCGGTAGATGTACGTGAAGATAAAAATCCTACAATTTGTAACGGTAAATTCTTTAGAGAGAATAGCACAAAACTTACAAATTTGTTTAATATAAAGAAGGTAGATGGTATGATGATAAAAGATCTGTATGTATATACAGATAAGAATAACGTCCCAAAAGATATGAAAGCTGATGCTACTTTCTATTTTAATTTTGTGACTAATCTCACATTAGATAACGTATATCAAATGAATACTTATTCTGATGCTGCTAATGCAATAACCCATGGTTATTTTTTATCCGTATTTAATGGTTTTAATATAAAACTAATAAATATAAATGCCCACGATAATGATTGGGGTGTAATAGGTTGCAGATGTATAAATACTGCATTTGTGGATAAAAGTAGTATAAATAGGTTTGATATTCATACCTACGGTACGCATGTGACGATTAGAGACAGTATTATTTCTAACAAGTTTTGTCAAATAGGTGATTACTATGGTGATATTGTATTTGATAATTGCATATTCAACAAATGTTCATCTCCTTTAATTCATGAACATACCTATAATTATATGACAAAATACAATATTTATTTGAAAAATTGTACTATAAACGGTTCTGATAATTTAGTTAATTATTTGTATTCTCACATGGATGTTGCTCCAATTCGAGTAGAACAAAATAAAAAATACTTGCCAAATATATATATTGAAGGATTAACTGTAAACCTTTTAAAAGACAAAGTATTTAAACTTATATTGAATAACGGAAATTGGAAAAAGAGTAGTTTATATGAAGGGATTTACGGATTAGAAAATGTGGTTCTTAAAAATTTAGTAATTAATTATGATAAGGACGATTCTAGAGAATACACTTACATGAATTTACAATATGAACAAATAGATCTATTGTCTTGTCCAAATATAGTTATAGATAATTGCGTTTTTGGAAAGGTTATAAAAGGGTCTGAGTTAAAATTAATTAATTCGAATCTTAATGTTGAAACATTAAGAGTGCAATATACTTTGTTACGTCCGAATACAAAAGGAAAATTTACAATAAAAAACTCGTTAATGGCGTTACCTACAAAAGAATATTGCCCATATGATTTTATTGTTGAAAATTCTGATATAATTAACGTGCGTACTTCTTCTTTGGAAGAAAATAAATATAATAATTATATGTTTGTTAATTGCAACTTACATTTCAATAGATATGGTAATACACTTGACGAGGGTTATGCGGGTAATTACGTTAACTGTAAATTTTTAATGTATAGAGATAAACCTAGTATTTATTTTGAAAGTATTTTAGACAATTGGGAAACTAATATAATTAATTGTAGCACTAATAAGCAAGATTATGGTACAATATTGTATAATAACCCTTTTATTCCATACTCAGTTGAAAATTCACATATAATAAAAAATGAATTTAAAAAAACACGCTTGTCTAAAACTACAATTAACGGTATTAGTTATGTCTTGTTAGAACAAGATACTCCAGAATCAATTGAAAAAATTCCTTATGATGCTTACAATTATGCTAGATTTTTAAGAGAAAAATCTCTCCCGCTTAACTTTCAAAGGGTAAAAATATCCGGTGAGGAAGATGCGAAATGGGTGAATAAAGCTGTAAGTGTAATTATTGCAGGATCTACAAATGATATGCCTAAAACTGGTAGTATTACAGGTCTTACTTATTATGATTGGGATAAAAGGAAATTGTTTGTGTGGTCTGGAGAGAGATGGAGGAATGCTGGAACTGGTTTTGAAAGTAAATTTGAAGTTATAGGTTCAACCAATTCAAGACCAACTGATTTAAGTATAGATGAAAAAGGGTTTCAATATTATGATACAATTTTAAACAAACCAATCTGGTGGACAGGCACGAACTGGGTCGATGCCACCGGAGCTACCGTATAACTATTAAAACATTATAATCATGAGACAATTCATATACAAAATCATCAGAAAGATATTTAAGCTTGTATTCAGTATCTACAAGCCGAAGGTAAGGACATTGTACAAAGGCCGTAAGAACATTGATCTTACGGAGAACGGCGACCAGCGCATAAGGGTAGGAAAGCCTTTCTATCTGGCCGGGAACACCTACAAGTTAGATCAACGGGATAATACGAGCGTCTTCAAGCTGGCCCTTTACAAGAAGGAAGGCGAGGATTGGTCAAAGGCTAACGACCTTGATTTGATCTTGAGACTTAACGCCGGCTACAACATATTTTACGTATAACGAACTAAAGCACGATACATCATGGAAGAGCGAAAAGATATTTGCGAGGGTTACGAGAGGGATAGCGTACAGCAGCTAGACAAGCTGGCCAAGGATAAGAACGAGCGTTTCCCGATCTATCCGTTGACATACATTCAGGCCGTATATGACGCTAGGACGAAAGAGAGGCTTGATTCCATATTGTGGAAATGCAACAACGTGTATTTGCCTTGGATGGGATCGGCGGGGGATACCCGTATACAATTGCCTTTCTGGATGAGAAGGAAGGGTATCATAATCACTTACAAGAACCTTGACGAGGAGACGATAACGGAGAAACTCACCTATGATCTTTGTATCGCCGATGATTTCTTCCGTCTTGACTCCTCTTGGACTAGGATAACGGACGCCCTCCCGGTCGGGGGTAACATAACCATAGGCTCTAACGGAAATTGGTTTCAAGATGGCGTTGATACCGGCTTCAAGGCACAGGGACCTAAAGGAGACAACGGGCTTACTCCCATGCTTCGCACGGTTAATAACAAGCTTCAATACTCGTATGATGGAGAGGTATGGAATGAGATCTCTGAGTATATCGCCGCTTGGTTCCGCTTTCAAGACAATAAGATCCAGATATCACGGGATCAGAAAACATGGTCTGACCTGTCAAAGCCGTTCACGCAAGACCTATATATAAAGGGGTATGTCGCTACCTCTTCAGCCCTGCCCTCTACGGGCGTGAAACAGGGTGATATCTACATGGTAGGCCCTACGTACGCGGCTGAGGACACGGAACATAAGAATCCTATATACCGGATGTACGTGTATAACGATTCAGGATGGGTGGATAACGGGGTTTTCCAAAGCATAGCCGCCGGTGTGGTTCAGACGATCGGGAATAGCGAGACGGAGGTCATGAGCCAAAAGGCTGTTTCATCCATCGTCGGCCTAGACACGTACCCAGTCTTCTCCGATACCAAGCCCTACGTAAAAGGCGAGATCGTTAATTACGGCGGTCTCTTGTACGAGTTCACGGCTGATCATGAGGCGGGGGCGTGGATTGGCACGGACGCAAGGGAGACGAGCTTGAGGAAGGAAATAGATAGATCCATATTTACTACTTCTATTTCAATAAATTATAGTGGAATATATATAGATAGATACGGTAAATTTATAAGGGGAATAGTCGGATATAACAATATTGGAGTTAGTAATTTTATTCAAATTCCATCAAGCAGAGTTGATATTCAAAATATTAGAGTAATAGAAACTAACCATTTAGGAGAAAATACCTATATAGTTGCTCATCTTTATGATTCAAGGTTTAACTTTTTAGGTTATTTGACAAGATCATATTCAGTGTTTAAGGCTGAGGTATCAATTAGTTTTGATAAATCTGAGGCCGTAGCAGTAAATCCTAATGCGTTTTATTTTGTAGTTCATCTTACTCCGGGCCGAAATGTTAATATTATTACAGATGATGATATTGTTATCGCAAGTCAAGCTCATAGAATAGAGCCTCTTTTTAATTCTCAGTATTTTTATAATCAATTTGGTGGTGATTACATAGTGCCCGGGAATTATATACAACATTTTACTAATTCTAATAATGGCGTAACAAAGTTTATTCAATTAGTCGATAAAGCAAAAATAGGAGGAATTAGAGCTTCTTCCATATGTTGCGTGTATGATAAAAATGGGATAGCTTCATATGTTTATGCTATGATTTATGATGTGAGTTTCAAGTTTTTAGGATGGTTGAGTACGGATAGTGTAACTGAAAGATTAGATCTTGATATAGATCTTACTAAAATTCGAGAATCGTTCCCGGGCGCCAGATTTATGTTAGCTAATGTAAATAGGGATTCTGGCTTTTATGTAACAGGTGGATATAACTGCGAGACAAGCTTTTTTGACATCCATGCTTATAAAGCCATTACGATAGACGATGTTGATGATTCAAATAAGGGTAAATGTATAAATAAGGGGAATTATGAAGTCGAAGCGTCTGATTCATGTTTTATAAGCCCCTATTATAAAATATTAGGCTACAACGAGATCGCAAATGTGTTTTTTTATTATTATAATAACAATTCGGAAGATGACACTAATAGTTCGATATTTTTATATGATAGGCAGTGTAATTTTTTAGGTTTCATAAAATTTGAAAGGGATGGATTTTCAAATTCGGAAGCTAACATAAAATGGAATATTCATTTTTCAAAACAGGATGCAAAAAATATTCATGAGGATGCTTATTATTATAGGTTTAACGCATCCTCTATCTCAAATCCCTGTGTGATAGGAAATACTCCTTCTTGGGATGCTGATAAGATTTCGAAGACTTATAGAATGTCTTTTAATTCATCTATAGCTATAAATTGCTCAAACAACTATATAGATTTGCAAGGGAAGATAATTGAAGGACTTAGAGGCTATAAATATAGGGGCTATTCAAAATTTATAGAAATAGATGATAACATAACTATTAAGGGCTATTCTATAGTCGGAAACAACAAAGTAAGTGACACTTCTTTTGCGACGGTCTTCCTTTATGACTCAAATTTCAATTATGTGGGTTATTTGACAGATGACGCAAAGGAAGGGAGAGATACGGACACTGAAAGAACTATTTTTTTAGAAGAGTGTTTATCAGTAAGTGCTGCCGCTAAATATTTTAGGGTTAATACGTGTGCAGATGTTGATTTTATACTGGATGCCCCCACTACAGTATCTGTTATAGATTCGCAAGAAATAATAGAGAATAAGGTATATCCTTTAATAACAGAAGGCAAAGAAGGAATAGAGATTGGTAATGTGGCTGGGCAAATAAGGGTTCCTTCAATAAAAAACAGAAATAAATCAGAAGTATTGAATTTATTATTTATAGGTTCCTCTTTTTTAGTAAATACTTGGTGGTATCTTAATTATTTATTGAAGGAAGCGGGTATAAACGCTAATATCTGTTGTTTTTATCAAGGAGGGGCGCCTTTTTCCTCTTGGCTGAATGCTTATGATTCTAACGCATCTATAGAGTGCTACAATTCTTCTAATGGTTCCGATTTTTCAAGAAAAGACAAGCCGTTTAAGGATACGCTGGAATCCGGAGATTGGGACTTAATAACAATACAAAATGGGGCTGTATCCTCTAGGGACTGGAATAGTTTTTCATCAACTTGGTCAAAGATGGTGTCTATTATCAGGAGAAATAGCAAACCTACGACTCTTATAGCTTTCAATTGTGCGTGGGTTCCACCTATAGATGGCGATCTTAGACCATATGAAAACACCAGAGAAGGACAAAAGATGTTCCAGCAAGATATTTATGATAATTATAAAAGATTTTCAGTCTTAAGCGGTATTCCTTATTGTGTACCGACAGGAGCTACTGTATGGGCGATGAGAAATAATTCAAGCCTAGAGGATTCTGACGACTTGTCTCCAGATAACTTGCATTTGAAAAACGGGTTACCTATATACGCTACAGCATCTACTTGGTTTGAGACATTTATCCCTGAAATGTACAATGTATCGATAAATGATATTGATTGGCTTCCTACGGAAGATACTCCTAAAAACATAATCAACACCACTGGTTTTGTTCCTATATCGACAGATCAAAAAAAGTTAATCGTGGAGATAGTAAAGCTTAGTGCATCTGATAGGTATGGTTTTAGCGTTTTATGATATGCCTAATTAATTGTAAAATATATGTACCGTTATCTCTCCTACATATCCGACCTCGCTAACTGGGCCAAGTCCATCGCCATAGCCGCCGTTGTCACGGCGATGGACTTCGTGTCACCGATCGAGAACTTCTTGGTAGTGATTTTGTCGCTGGCCTTCGTCGATACGTTCTGGGGCCTTGCTGCGGATCACGGGGATTTCCGGAAGAGCAAGTTCATCCGTAGCTGGGTGTACATGCTTGTGTATTTTCTGATAATTATCATTTCGTTTTGGATAGGCGTGATGATGGATATATCGGAGGGTAACGCCAAGGCTTTCGTGTCTTGGATCACGTGGGCGATGATATGGTTTTACGGGACCAATGTCTTGAAGAACATGGGTAAGGTATTCCCGGATAACAAAGTAATAGCCTTCTTGTATTGGGTTGCCGCCGTAAAATTCATTAGTAAGGTCAATTTCTTGGATGAGTATAACAAGACAAAGAATAAAAAAGGCTCCCCTGATCCAAAAGGATAGGGGAGCTGGTGTGAAATCATCGCTGACCATATTTCTCAATAGGGCAGGAGATAAGTAATAAAGTACACAAATGTAATAAAAAAATAACAATGGCAGAGAAAAAATTACCTAGAGGGTTGAGAAACGCAAACCCGGGAAACATTAGGATCAACAGTGATCTCTTTCAAGGAGAGGTTCGACCAAGCAAGGACAAGTCGTTTAAGCAGTTCGAGACTATGGCCTATGGCTATCGGGCGATCTTCAAGATTCTGTCTAACTATTACCGGAACTATAAGCTGGACACGATCCGCAAGATGATAGGTCGCTGGGCGCCAGAAAACGAGAATGATACGGACGCTTACGTTAAGGCCGTATCCGATTACGCCGGTATCCCGGCTGATGATCCTATCAACATCAACGATCGTGAGCAGATGATCCGTATTGTTGCAGGTATGAGTCGGATCGAGAACGGTAGGGAGGCCGAAATGTCGGACGTTATAGCTGGGTGGAACTTGCTATGAGAATATGGTACGTCATATTGTTATGCCTTTTCTGTGCCTGTGGAACCTCCAAGAAATCCACGGATGCGGAGAGGCATGCCACTACAAGTGTCAGTCTATCGGATAGCGTACTTAAAAAAGATAGCCTTTCGATCATAGAGCGCATATTATCTAACGAGAGGCTGAATGCCCATATCTTGGTTGTCGAGTGGTCTGGTCCGGATAGTGTGGGGAACCAGTATCCAGTCAAGACCTCAGATATAACCATAGGTAAGGAGCGAGAGGAATCCGGCGAGAAGATCGTTTCGTCCGGATCTGATATGACAGAGGTGAGGACGAATAACAAGGCGGTCGTCTCCGATGAGAGAGAAACGATAAACGTGGACAAGGAAACGAGGCTTATCCATCCTAGGGTATGGTGGTATCTGTTGGTAGGAGGAATGATTGCTGCCATGTTATGGTGGATCATTAATAAGAGAGGGTGATTTAATATTGATACATAGTGTTATCCAATGACTCCGAGAGGACGAGTTGGCGGGGAGATAAAGAAAGAATCTCCCCACGAATTAAAACGGATCGGAAGTTTGTTTTAATTATCGCTGCACGACGGGAGAGATTCTTTATTTCTTCTGCCGTGCATTTTTTGTGCCCGGCTTTGATAGTAAAACAAACCACGAAATAAAAAGTTTATGAATAAGGTGGAAATTTTTTACAAAAAAGTGATAGAGGCAGTCTGTAAGGAGTGCGGGACCGATCCGGTAATGATGTTTAGCAACAACAAGGAGAGGAACGTTGACGCTAGGGGAGTGGCTATAACCATACTGGCCGATCGCAAGTTGAGCGACAATATCATATCCGATCTAACTGGAATGACGAGGCAAGCCGTCAACCGGATGCGTAACTTGTACCCGGACAGGATAAGGAGGAGCTACTATCTGAGAAGGACGGTGGAGAGCGTCAAAGAGGAGCTATCCGGTACGGTCTGAGGGTGCGTTATGTTGTAAGGCATGTGATTTGTCTATGAAAAAATTTTCATATAACAAAATTTTATGCGACCTTTGCGGCGTAAAAGGTGATTTTGTAGCCTCGTCAAGTAACCAGCCTTGGCAGAGGCTTTGTTGTATACGAAAAGTTTCATTATGGAAATATATATGCCACATGCGGTAAATGATATTAGGATAGGAGAAGCCTTCAATCATCTATTCAGGATAATCCTGAAAATGGAGAATTCCGATGATGATGATTTCATATGGAACTTCCAATATACGGCATTTGTGACTCCATTTTTCTTATTGCCTCTTATGCTTTATAGAGATAAGTGCGGTAAGAATGTGGTTTGCAAGAATATATCGGACAGTGTTAAAAGCTATCTGGACTCTATTCATTTTGAAGGAGGTGTAGTAGCTGACAGTGTTAGTGATTTTCATAATTATATGGAATATTTTTCTATGAAAAAATATATTCCTATAATAAAGTTTCCGGGATGTAAAAGCAAGGATAGCATAAAAAACGATATACTGTCTGTAGCAGAGAATATAATGATAAGGCAATTAAATATTGAAGGAGAGTTGAGAAAGGCTTTATCTTATATGCTGACTGAGACGATTGACAATATATCTGAACATTCAGAGAGTGAATTTGGTTATATATTTGCTCAGTATTATCCGTCAAAGAGTTATATAGACATTTGCATAGCGGATAATGGTATAAGTATACTGGGTAGTTATGTTAAGTCTGGCAAGGGAGGTATAACTAACGATGTGGAGGCTTTAAAAAGCGCTGGAAAGGGTATATCGACTAAAAATTTACCAGATACCGAGAATCGTGGTTATGGTATAAGTACTTGCAAGAGAATGTTGTCTAAGGGACTTGGAGGAACATATTTTTTGCTGTCTGGGCAAGCGTTTCATCTTATGTCAGAGGAAGAGACATCATATATAGGACTTCCTGATTATATAAAATGGGATGGAACTATAGTGGCATTAAGGATACCATATAAAGAGGAAAGGATGTTTAATTTTTATGAATATTTAGAATGAAGATCATGGAAAAGACAATTGTGATATCAGAATTGATAAGGGGAGAGCTTCGTTCTAGGACAGAAGCTAAAAAAATCTATATGAGGGCTAAGGATTTGAATAGCCCATGTGTACGTATAGATTTTAAGGATGTATACTTTATGTCTCGATCATTTGCGGATGAGTTATGCAATACAATAGAGGCTTTGGCCTTGGATAAAGTGAGGGTCTCTATGGAGAATGAGAACGACTCTATAGATCTGATGATGAAAATAGTAAAAGGTAATAGAAATAAACCGAGGAATATGCATGAGGACAGTGAGGTTAAAGAATTTTCGGACATGGATTCATTGTCAGAGTTCCTGTCTACCATATAAAATTATTTCATGCTATATAAAAGAGAATGATATGAAAAATCCAAAAATAGCTAAGGAGTATAATGAATTCCTAGAAAGGAATAGTTTTGATAAATACTCAGATAGAAAAAAATATATATCTAGTCCAACCACGCTACAATGCATGTATTGGAAACAGGTGGAACCGGTAGAAATAAAAAGTAACCAACCATAAAAATTAAGCGTTGTATATGCCTTTGGTTTGAAAGGTTTAAACAACAACAATAAGCGTCGTCAACACAAATTGGCGGCGCTTTTTTTGTCTTATCCCCTTCCGCAAAGAACTAGCAACAACCTCGCAACAAGCTAGCAAGGAGATATTTATTTAGCAAGGCACTTCTCTGGATTTTTGTGGTGTCCGGGATAACCCGGATATGACCATAAAAAACTTCACATATGGAAGCAGAGAAAATCATTAAAGAGAAAGAGATCGTCCATGAGGATGAGCACAAGGATTACGCAAGCAAGGGCGTGGGTAACGCCGGCTTGACATTGGGTATCATTGGTACGGCTCTTGGAGCTTGGGCGGTGTCACGTAACCGTGGCGGCTTGTTCGGCGGTGGCTGGGGAGCCGGTATGCCGGAAAACGTTAACATCAACACGACCACAGGAGGCGGTGGTGGTTCCGGTGTAGGCGCTCCGACTGCGTTCATGGCTTGGGAAAAGGGCTGTGAGGAGGCGTTATCGCTTACAAACGCAATGTGGGGATTGAAAGTCTCAGGTATGCAAGCCGATTACGATCACCGCCAGACGGATATCGCCGAGAAATTCGCCTTGTGGAAATCACAGGTAGACGCTGATTTCGGATTGTACAAGTCACAGGTAGACGCTGATTTTGGTCTATACAAGAACCAAAGAGACCAGTTCGATGTCTTGAAGGCTCAGATTGATGAATTGAGGTGTCAGGTGGCTGTAGGTTCGGCGATTCGTCCTTACCAAGACAAGTTGCTTCAATGCGAGATCGAGAAGGCGTTCACGGCTAGTGTCAATTACACCGATCGTAGAACCTGCCGTATGATCACGGGAGAATTGGTATTGCCTAATACCCCTACGGTAACAGGCTATCCTAGCTACAATCCGTGCTCATGTCCGGCATCCGCTCCGGCACCTACGGCTTAAGGTAAAGTTAGTGGCTTGTGCTCCCTAGGGGGCGCTTGCCGCTTTCCTTTTTTTAACCACTAACAGTATTATCATGCAGACAAATGTTTTTTTAGGGGGGAGTGACCCTGTATTAGGTAGCAATCCTTATAATCCGAATATAAGCGAGATAGAAGCAAACATTCAGCGTCTCCAGCAAGCGCAGCAACAGATGGAGATCCAGAAGCAACGTATGCTTAACCCTTCTGCGCAACAGGCCCAAAGCCGTAATCCGGTGTGGGACGAGATAGATAAGCTCGTTAGCGAGATGTCGGATAGCGAGTTCGAAATGGTCAATAACAATCCGGAGTATCAACAGGCCTACCAAAAGGTAATGTCCATCCTTAACCGTGAATACATGCGCATCATGCGTCCGTTGGTGGAGGAGAGCAAGGACGGAAAGGCCGCCTTGGAGGAATTGTTGGGAATGGCCAAGAAGATAAAGAAATCGGCCTCAGAGGAGGTTAACAAGAACATGGCGTTGTTCGCTGAGTACACGGCCAAATACGCCGATATGCCATACGCCGACTTCCTTAAATTGAAGAATAGCGGAAAAGGAGGTAAGAAATGACACGTGAGGAAGGTATGCTTATCGAATTGATCGATAAGGTCAAGAGACAAGGGTATGCTATCAGTACCTTGAGAGAGGAAGTGGAACAATTAAAGAAAGAGTCCTATGGAACTAAAGCAACAAGCTCTAGAGCTAAAAAGCAGGCTAATTAACTCGGTGGAGATATGGGCGGAGGAAAGGGTTGACTCTTTCGTCTCCGGGAACACGGCGTTCAAGCCTCTTGGAAAGTATCTTAAAAGGGGTGTCCATAACATCCTCGTGCAAAAGGACAAGGAGATCACTGATAAGGTAGAGGGTTTTATGATGTTCGTCGCTGACGAGAACGGCAATTATGACAAGGAAGAGCTATTCGATGACGCCATGAACGTATTCAAGAGCATGAAGCCGTATAAGTTCGAGCAAGGATTCTTGAAGGGTACGATCGGGGAAGGCTCCATCTTGATAGAGCTTCCGGATAACGGACTCATGAATTTTATCCTTGGTGACACTAACGCTATCCGTATAACGGAAGCGGATTTTTTGGAGTTGAAATCAATATTTACCGAATAATAATATGAGATATGAGATACAAGGAACAGATAAGGGAGTACCAAGCCAAGGGACTAGGCTCCGAGAAGAAGATGTGGGCCTCCATAGACGTGATGGAGGAGGCTATGGAAAAGTTAAGGGAGAAAGACCCGGAAGCGTATGACGAGACTATGCGTGATTTACATGAGGTTTTTTGTGGGCCTCATTATAATGAGTGCTTTGCTAGGATGGACGTGGCGGCAATGCGTCATAAAGGCAAGGCGGGAGAGCATAAAGGCGAGCACTGGAATATGGAGCAGGTGGCTACCGCTATAAAAGGCATGAGCATACCGGGAAATACCAACATATGGGACGTGTACGTTGCTCTTAACGCAAACTGGCATGACAAGGAGATTAAATTCACGGAATGGTTTGACCATGACGCTGAAAAGAAAATCATCGAGGACGCTATAAATTTCTATTTCCTTGACGATGACGCTCCTGAAGGCAAGGTTTGGATTTATATGTGTGCCATGGATGACTAAGACACGATCACATAACAAGAAAAGAAACGATTCTGTAAGACGGGAGATAGACCGCCTTATAGAATCGTTGTCGTTCGAGCCTATAAACTTTCATGAGGTTATGGCCCGGATTAGGCACTTGATGTGCCATGAATATTCTATGAATAAGAAATATCGTTAGTATATTCTGGATTTCACTTCCTTTGAGAAAAAAAATAATGGACATAGCTATTCGAAAAGCAGATATTTATAAGGAAGTGGAGAAGATTACCTCTATAACTGGTTCCTCTATAAACATGGAAGACGGATCGACCTTGTATGATAAGGTGTGGGCCAATGAATACGATCAAGGTACTTTAGATACATTCTGGAGGAATGCTGTAAACACAGTCATATCTCTGTTCATTCGTTATCTGGACAAGGATACGGTAAAACATAATATTATTGAGACTGACAGAGGAGAGATATTTTCCTTGAAAGTAAAGATGCCTGAGCGTTTTGACCGAAGGCTTGAGGGAGGAATTTGCGACTTGGTTTCGGATTTATTGGCTACAATTGTCTTGTCTGGATGGTTTGAGCTAAAATTACCGGAAAAAGTCAAGACCTATAATGATAAGGCGATAGCGTTATCGTCAGAAATAAGAGGAGAGCTATTATATCGTGTCTCCCCGGTGCGAGAGAATAGAAAAGACTATGGATTAGATAATTTTATATTCGATCAAGTTTATGGCAAATGTACGGATTGTCCTTCACAAGGATGAGATAATGGCAGATATAAAGGCTATAGCCCATGTTACAGGAAGAAGGTTATTGACCCCGGATAATATGGATAAAGCCTCGGATATACAAACACCGGAGGAAGGCCCGGACCTAGATATTGTTGCCCGGGCATTATCTTCCGCCTTTGATAACATAAAGCACGTATGTTCAAGATACCTCAATGTAGGTAGGCTGGAGGATTTTAACAGCCTAGAGGATATATCAGGAGACTATGTGATAAATCTCAATATGCCTTTACGTTGGAACTATTCCGCGACATCCCGCATTAAGAGCTTAATGCACGAGCATATTGTTTGCTACGGATTGTACTCTATCTTTGAGAAGACCAATCCTGAGGACGCTACTATTTACTTGGAAAAAGCCAGCGGGCAACTGTCTTTGATAAAACCGGCCCTAGAATTGAGGACCGGTCCGATAAGGAGGAGGATTAATCCGTTTATCTAGGCTTGTTTCTCCATTTTGGAGTATAATATACGGATATGACGGATATCGACTTTTTCCTTGTCAGATTAGCGGTGACCAGAATCCTGAAATATTTGAATGGTGTTCCGCATATTCTAGAAAGATACGGGCCAATAACGCTTCCGACGGGAAAATAAAAGATCCCGTCGGCACTAGCGTACAAGACAAATGATATATCGGTCTTGTTGAAAATGCCCCTGCAAACAATATTATTGACAGTCTTCAGCATATCATCCCCCAATTTAATCGGCCTTGTAAGGATAATTCCCTTTTTATTGTCGTTGCTTTCGTTATCAACTTTTGAGGATAGATCTATTAGTTCGCTATTGGTTGATTGTAAAAAGGTCGATGGATAATCTGGAACAGCGTATTTATACGCCGATGATATCGTGCCCCATGTCCCTTGGTTAATGGAGTAGACATATGCGTATACCTTATCAGGATTTATTACCATTATTCTCCCGTTCGGATAATCATAGGCCATAAATGCGTCCTTTATGTAATCTTTAAAAGGTGTCATCTGATTTATCTCTCCTGCTAGAAGCTCTTTTGTAGCTATCTCCGACAGGGATTTGATAGAAGCGATATCTAGGCTTGGGCCATCGAGGATCGAGGATATAAGCGTGGTATCTCCTCCTGATACTATCATAATGCCTTTCTCGGACGTGAAAGCGACCGCCCCGTCAAGCTGTGTAATAGATCCGGGGTTTGAGCATACGTCCCTGCTCATAGGCTGTTTGGTTGAGTATGTACCATCGGAGGATACTTCCATAGCCCAAATACCATCGGTAGAGAATACCAATAACGGGAATTGTCCGAATTGTCCGGTGGATATAGGTCTTGTCGTGGAAGTTATCCCAAGGATTTTACCTACCCCAACGGTATTTATCCCTTTCAATGGAAAATAAAAGGGATTATTGACCTCGGAGGTATATAGTTTGTTGGGCTGGATGATTGACTTGTCCTCGGTCTCGATTGAATTATTATAAAATCCAAAAGAAAGGTCGTTAAACGGCCTTGCGTAATATGCGCCATTGAGCAAGGAATGCGGAGATAAGAAAACCTCCTCGGTATCAATTGCGCTACCTCTTTCAATAACCATACGATATGCGTCAGTATCGGGATAATATAGGTAATATATATGCCCATCTAATGGTATATTGGTCTGCGATTTTACGACTATTTCTTTCCCCTCTTTCTTGATATGCGTATATACGGAGAAAGAATTGGCCGCCGTGTTGGAATAGCATACCATACTGTCTAGAGGATATCCGTCAAATAGTGTCGCTTTTACTCCGGCTATATTGAGCCTTGAATTGTACGGGTAGATAAAAGATGGCAATAAGGAATGATTGCCGATATAAGTGTCATCCAGTCTTTCTCTTGTCTCTAGATTCTCCCAATTCCCTACAATGATAGCCTCTCTCTCCCCATAGGTTATATTGTCTATATTTATTGAATCTATTTTATAGAAAAGAGATATAGAGGAAATATCGTCTATTGCGTTATCCTTGCGTGGCAGTTCCAATATAAGATCATTCTCAAATATATCCGGTGTGTCTGAATATGCGTTTTGATACGCTTCCTTGAAATTAAGTTTCCCGTATTTATTGTCTGTAGGTCTTTTTACTATACCCCAAAAAGAATAAGGAAGCTGTGTGTTATTTAATGATTTTATGTTGTCGATACTACCAGATTGGTCGAATGTGTATATCGGCGCAGATATAAATATATCAATAGACTTGATGATATCGTTCCATGACGCTAGACTAGAGGATGGTTCGGATATAAACCTGTCTAATCCTCCGGTAATCGACAATACACGTCCTTTAATAGTGTGTATCGCTAACGTCTCCATCTCCTCTTCTCTATCTGTCCCGGGATGTACGATGACGGTGTCTGTTGAGGCTTCGTATGTAATGGCGGCCATTGGAGCCATGTCCGATGATGGTATCATTAAAATAGGAGCTGAATGCATGGTATAATTCCCATCATACAACCTATATGCGTATCGTACAAAGAAGGGGAATATAAACGAGCTATTGCTCCTTGATTTGTTGTTGATAAATTCTATGGCTCTAGCCATTACCGTATCAGTTATAGCTCTTTTATTGTTATCGGTTAAATTGTTTAAGACATCGATGACAGCTATTTTATCCGGTAACTCAATAGAGAATAAATCAGATCTAGCGACATTCCCTCTTAATCCAAATGATATTGACAGGAAGGGAGGCTTCTCGCCAAGGTAGTGATATCCATCGTCTTTTAACAAGATATATGACATTCTCTTGTCCGTAAGGATGATCAATGTGTTCCCTATGCTGGTGATCTTGTCCCATCTTTCTCCACTTTGAAGCGTGTAATCAATGGGGACATCTTCCCTTTCTGAGGTGCCGGACAGCTCAAACCCTATCAGATGATCGCTTTTTGAGCAGATAAATATTTTTCTGGAAGACGTATTATGGACAAATAGCAAGTTCTCATCTGTATTTAGAGTAAGGAACGGTTCTGGGAATGTCACCGCTCTCATGCTTCCGTTCTCGGATATCAAGTTTAAGGATATATCCAAGTCTCCATCGTTACAATCAAGGTTCGATGTATTGGCGGATAAGCCTGTTAATCTGATATTGCTCTCTTCCATGTTTTTTGAGGTAAAATTATCGCCGGATATCATAAATCCAGCGATAAAACTTGTTTGATAACAAGGTTATTGATCTGGCTCGATGATCCGTCTTGTTATAATTGGAGTCCTCTCATTCTCCGTTGCTCCAAGCCTGAAAGACAAAGAAGGCTTGAACAAGTCTTTCCCTTTTATATCGGGAAGCCTATAGACATTATTGGTCACGTTTGAGCAATGGAAACGATAGTGGTTCCCTTTGACAGAGAATGGACGTATACCATCAGGATCTTTTTGGATATAGAGGTTCCCGTTATCATCTATGACGAATGATATGGAATCGTAGTTGCGCAAACCTATTATTTTTGCGGCAGGGCTTAATATCTCAATTAGCCCGCTCTTATGAAACCTTATGTGAGGCTTTACCAATCTTGTTATTATTCGCATATCTCGAAATATTTAATTCCATTTGTTTCTTTCTCTCTTACTTTTAATATCCTAGAACCATGAATATTTATACCGGTAATAGCGATGAAGTACTCAAGTGAAGGAACCGTGAAAAAAAATTTTCCGGGGGTGTCTCTTTCCCCTGTGCGTTCGACCATGTTACATTGTGTCTTGAATGTCTCAGATGGGGTCCTTTTTATTATGGCGAACTTGTCGCTTCCCTTTAGCTTAACAATTTGGATAAAAGCGGGATGCCCCTTCTTGAAATTCATCTTTTTGAATAATTTTCTGCCTATTTTGGCGAACTGATTCTTTTTATTGTAAATCTCGATATACATGGTTTTATATTTAATCGTTTAACATTTATACTTGCTTGGCACTTGATGTGCCTGTTATGATTTTGTTTCTTGCGCCTTAAAATTATAGACTGGTTTAATAACATCTATAATGTCTACTGTATCAGTAATAGCGGTGATTATCTCCTCTATTGGCTTGTACGCTTGTGGGGCCTCGTCTATTGTGGCCTTACTTACAGAAGTTGTGTATATTCCATTCATAGATTCTTGGTATTCCTCCATGCTGAGTAACTCCTTTGCCTTGTTCCGACTCATCAAACGTCCGGCCCCGTGCGGCGCTGAATAGTTCCAGTCGGGATTTCCTTTCCCGATACAGATGAGCGATCCATCACGCATATTAATAGGAATAAGTAGCTTTTCTCCAAGCTCAGCACTTACAGCTCCTTTTCTAAGGATCATACGGCTAAAATCAATGTAGTTGTGTATGGTTTCAAATCTATTTACCTCAGTAAATCCCATCCCCTTAATGATAATCGCTGCCATAGTAGCACGATTAAGTACAGCAAAACGTTGTACTACTGCCATGTCATTAATATAGTCGTGAAAATCACTACCTGAAAGATGCGCTAGCTCTTTGTCCTTACCGGGAATAGAAATGTTCTTAATCGCTTCCTGAATATCCCTTTCCCTACCTTCTGCTTTCAATCTGGCAATAGTATTACGTACCTCTATCGCCCGATCACTTTCTGTATTTGCAGCCAAATTTTGATAGTGCTTACAAACATCGCCTCCCAGCTTTCTACTGCCAGAGTGAATAACCAAATAGTACCTATGGTTTCTTTCTGAATAGTCCACCTCTATAAAATGATTACCGCCTCCAAGCGTACCGAGTGATAGATAAGCCCTATTTAAATCTACTTGCTTCGCGCATCGTAGGTTTGAAAAATCAAAATTCTCCTTTTGGGTGTCATGTATATCAAACCCATTGGGAACCATTTCCCTTATAACGGAATCCAATTTCTCACAGTCTATGGATTGATCTGCCAATTCCACGGTAAGCATACCGCAACCAATATCCACCCCAACTAAATTTGGGGTTACCTTATCGGTTATTGTCATTGTAGTACCGACAGTACATCCCTTACCAGCATGGCTATCTGGCATTATTCTAATAATTGAATTCTGATAGGCCTTATAGTTTGCGAGTCTTTTAACTTGCTCATAAGCTTCATCTTCAAATGTCTCGGCGAATACTTTCACCTCGTTTCCTGTGTCCGATTTTATAATTCTCATAAAAAATATTTTTTGCAAATAAACAATAAAAGTTTAAATAAACTCATGGATTCTTTGATTTGATTAACCCATTAAGTATCTTGGTCGCCAATAACGGATCTTTATCCATTAAAATGTTCCATGCTTTTATTCCGGGTTTCACCCTAGAATAATGATGTAGCACTATATTGTTGGCTTTGTCGACTCTTCCGGTTCCATATATCCATAACATCCCGGGATATAACTGGAAGTTTTTCATTATCTTCTTGGCTTGTCTTAATCTCATGATTTATTGTTTTAAATACTTATCTATATAATATTCACGAGGTTTGCATTTTACAATGTGATAATCTATCTGATATGTATTACACGCTAAAGAGTTATTGAAAGCAATTTCTTTGTTTTGATACACCATATCAATACATGTTTTGGGGAATGGATGTCCTTTTATCCACTCTTCAATGTCATCATACCAAATTGGTATGAGGGCATGAGGATCAAAGATGTTCTTGCTTATTCCTATGAGTTTATTTCTCCTCTTATTGAGGATGTCAATTCTATGATGGTAACAACTAATTTGCTGGTCAATATCTCTCCTAATACGTTCTATTCGATCTGTTTTATTCATATTCTTCTTAGTTGTGAACGGAGTGACGGGCGTGTCTTTGGCAAATGGATTATCGTTAAATACGTCCATGATTTCTTACTGTTTAGCTATCAATTTCAATCTATATCCTAAGTTGTTAGTTTTCTCATCCTTATCTATCAGATGAGAGTACAATTCATCCATTATGATATAAAATATCACTTTGGGTAAAGGCTTTTGAAGGTAATTTGCGAAGTCTTCAAACAATAAATGTTTGGGGATTACTTCTTCTATTTCTTCAAAACATTCATGCAATGGCTTAAATTGTAAGCCATGTTTTTGGGGATTTGTCAACAGTTCCTTGTAGGCGTTGACTGTTTCTGGAGATAATACCATAAATTCATTATTCTTTAATTATGAGCCTTTTCGTTATTATTTTCAGTCAATTCAATAAAATCATCGCTTGTCAAAAATAAACGATGATTTATACCAATCGCTCTGTAAAAGTCTCCACTTCCGATGTGTTTCCCCATAAATTCAACTTCAACGATCATCCCATTCACTAAGCCATCGTCATGATGATACTTATTATCTGTTTTAATTTGTACTTTGATTGTTCTATTCATGATCTCTTAATTATGAGCCTCCCTTGAAGGCTCGGTTAATACTATTCCTCAGATCGAGTATAGGCATCCAATGGGTAACACAAATTTTATCACCATTAGTATCATACCATTCATTACATTCTCTGCAATACCAACCCTGTTGTAAGTATTTAAAATAATTAGTACACCAGCAGCCAGTTATTACCAGATCTTCATCATCAGGTAACTTATCTTTTGTGCTTATCCACGGGAATTGCTTTGCCTGCCATTCGGCACCTGCAATAAAGCCGTGGTAATATGCAGGGAATGCACTACCGCTACTCCTGCTTTCAGCGAAGAAATGAGCCGCTTCTTCTACCGTCTGTCTCTTATCAATATCTCTTTCCATTGTTAATGCTTATTGTTTAAATATCCACATTCCGCAAGCTTACAGAGCATACCATAGGCTACATTTAAGATTGTTACATTCTCGTTGAAATAGAACGATAAATCCTCTAACACCTCAAACTTACCAAATAAATCAATTTTATCATATCTGAAAATCATTTCTGATATGTACCAATTCAATGTATAGTCATCTATCTGTTTTGGCATGAGAGCCAACATATCTTGCAAGGTAAATGTCTTGCCACTCTCATTATATTGTTTAGCATAAAAATTAACACAGACTGGTATAAACTCGATTTCATCATCTTCGCTATAATCACAACTTGGATGGGTGCTTATAAACTTCATGCTTGCACTGCTCACGTCAATACCTAATTTAATAAGGTGTTGCATTTGTTCTACTGATAATACCTGTTCATTCATAATCATTCAGTTCTATAGGATTTACCACTAAATTTCTCATCGCCATCTACCAATATATGATAACTGATATAAGGCTTGTTCTCTTTATCGTTATGCTCTTTGCGCTTAACTCTCGCTTCTTCGATTGTATCACATTTACACATGGTGTATTCGGGATAACCATCGAAGTATCTTACGACTCTATATTCTTTGCTCATATTTATTTATCTGTTAGGAATTTCTTATTCAAGTGACCTCTCTTGATGAGCCACTCTATAGCGTCAATCACATTGTCCATCAAGTTCTCCTTGTTGAAGGAGTTTGCGCAAGTATAAGTCTTGTCGCCTTCCTCATCCTCGATCTTGTCCGATGCGTACATGAGTTCAACGAAATTTCCGGATAGGTAATAAATCATTCCGTCTATATCGTCTTGGTACGATTTTGGCATCATGTCTATCATCTTGGATAGAGACCAAGCGGGACAATCGTCTTGATATGAATGATCGTAATCAGGGCTATCTCTAAGAAGTACACTTTCTGTCAAAGTGTATGTCTCTCCATATACATCATAGAAAAACTTTCCTTTTTCGTCTTTACGGATATCCTCCCATGGCGCTATATTGCTTTCATCGTCAACATATAGTAAAACCATGTCCGCCGTCTCCGGTCTCACCCCGGCCTCTAATAGCCGGGATGATTGTTCTTTATTCGTGCAAATTTGATTCATATTATAATTCGTTGTTAAAATATTTCTTATTATCCATATTTACCCCTCCTGTATTATGACATCCCCATCCTTATCCGTGAACACGTCCACTAAATCGTAGTAATATTCCTTATCTGACGTGCGGATCATTACCTCCGCTTCCGGGTCTTGCTCTTGTAATAGAGCGATTAGTTCTTTATTTCTCATGATTCACCTCCTTCCTTCAATTCCGCTATGAGCGCATCGGCAAAAGCTACGGCATATTCTGCTTGTGTTTTAAAAGCGCCTTCATAGACTTCTCTGCTTGAATTACTAAGAAACGCTGCCATCATTTCTTTTGCAATCTCATATCTGCGTTGTTCCCAATCAACGGCTTTATCCTCCGTCTTATCTATAACCTCTAGATCCTCTAGAGCGTTGAGTTCCTGTATGAGATCAAGCCCCTCGGAATCCACATAGCGCACCCAATCCTTTTCAGGACAGGCTTCGGAAGATTTGAAGGCGATAACATCAACGATTTCCCCAGTCTTTCTTATTCTCGCTTTCATGTCAATTTGGATTTAATTGTTAATCTATAATTCTTTAATAAATTGTAAAACAACCGTTTCTTCTCTATATATTTGAGTCCCTTTCTTCTAAGCCCTCTTTTTGTTCTGGATACAATCATTTGGCATCCGCTAACACCGACATATATACAATTCTCATGATGTCTCACGGCTTCTTTTAACGTTGCTTGAATCATTAGATCACAATATCTATAGCTGTCATTCTGAACGCCTTCGTATCCTTTGCTCATAATGAAATGTCCGATCTCATCGGCTTCCTGCCTTGAATAGCAAATCGTGAATATGTTATCCATTTTGTTTTTTTCTGGAATATCCATATCTCCTACTTTTTTCATATCAAAACAATGTTTTCTCTAAATCATAATTAATCCAAATCACCTCCTGTACCTCACTGCTCCGAATGTTATTCTTCTTGACCGGGAACTTTATCATGTTCCAATCCCCGTACAACTCCCGCATCAACGGACAGTCATAACTACTTATCATGGCCTTGCCTTTGATCGAATGCAAACGATCGGAAAGCTCACGATGCTTATCGTCCGGGAACTCGTACTTGTAATCATTCGAAGAGGCCCGGCACTCAAGCGGATAGGGTGGGTCGGCGTAGAAGAAAGCGTTTGGGAAATCAAGCCGATCGATGCAATCCTTATAGTCCAGATTGGTGATCTGGAAATTGGCTCTGATCACCTCTGCGACCTCATGCAGTTTCTCTATCGCATTGTTCCATCGGGATACGGTCTCACCACCTCTAGCGTTAACATGGCTCTTGGCGCAATGCCAACCCTTGTTTTTCCGTTGCGCTCCCAACCCGAAGAATGATTGCCGGATACGGACGTAAAACCGCCTTGCACGCTCTATCTTATCCCCGGAAGGTTCCCATGAGTTATTATACTCCAGTTCGGAGCATGGGGTTAACAGCAATAACCTTGTCAACTCCGGCTCATGATCCCTTAATACCTCGAAGAAATTGGTTATATCCCCGTTTATCTCGTTTGCTGTCTTAATGATCCTTCCCGGATAATTGAGAGAAACGGCCATGCTTCCGGCGAACAGATCGACCAGATGGGTGAAATCCCTTGGAAAGTTCGTGTACAGATACTCCAACCAAGTGAATTTCCCTCCGAAGTAATTGAAGGCTATAAGTTTATTTCTGTTTCCGCTCATGATTATTTGATTTTGATTGCTCTTATCATAGATGAATGCATCTTTCAACTATGATGAATGAATTGATGCCTCTATCGCCTTGAATATCTCAAATGCTACTTGTGGGACGATGGCGTTTCCGTAGGCTTTTATGGATTCTTGTCTCCATTTTGTGAAAGGAATGGCAAGGTAGTCCACATCAAAGGGTAACCCATCATATCTTCCACAAACAGGGGGTTGAGTTGGGAAGTTTCTCCAATCTTTTTTGCGATATAAGTTTGTAGATCCGGTGATCCTTCTCCATGCTCGCAAGGTGTTTTCCAACTGTTTGCCTTCGGCGTTGGTAATAAGCCCTTGTAAGCGGCTTCCGGCAATCCCTGTTGTTTGCTGTCCGGTCCCCTTCGCTTGAAATCTTGGGCTGTCGGAGTCGCATATAACATATGCTTCACCGCTCCCTCCAAACCTAGACGGCTGCTCGTGCCGTTCTGGTTCCTTATCCTGATCGTATTGTTCCTTGTCACGAATATCTCTCCTTTCCCCGAATTGAAGCCCTCTTGTGCCGTTGGAGTGGGAAGTAGACTCAAATTCATGAATTTCGTTTTTCCGTTCTTGTCGCAAACCTTCAATCCTTGAGTTTGTACGGTTGGCAATAAACCATACCCTGTCCCTCCTGTGCGGGGCTCCGACACCGCAAGCTGGAATAAGAATCGGCTGGACGGAATATCCCTCACGCTCAAGATCTCGGCAGACGGTCTCGATAACGTATTCTTGCTCGAGTAGCGTTTCCTTGTCAGACGTTTCAAACAAAGAGGCTTGACTTTCCACCGTAACCTCACTGCCGGGTTGTACCATGCTGGTGATTCCAGCAACGTTCTCACCAATGACCCAAGCGGGTCGTATCTCCCGTATTGCCCGAAGCATTTCCGGCCAGAGATAACGGTCATCTTCCGCTCCCCTTCGCTTTCCTGCCGTTGAAAATGGCTGGCAAGGAAACCCTCCTGTGAGTACGTCAACCTTCCCTCTCCACGGAGTGAAATCAGTTCTTGTAATATCTTCATATTGAATGCTTTTTGGGAAATGAAACCGCAGTACCTTTTGGCACCACTCGTTAATCTCGCAATGGAACAGGTTCTCCCATCCCATCCATTCGGCGGCAAGGTCAAATCCGCCCACGCCAGAAAATAATGATCCATGTGTCATATCTCCTTGGTTTTGGCAAACACCACACTCTCGTGATCCGGCCTCATATGGGCCATGCAAGCAGATGAGTACTCGCAGAATCTCGCTCCCTCGTCCCGGAAGACGCATCCCCTGCACGGGATCTTGTTCTGCCCGTTGTAGTACGGCCTGTACTTTTCCACGATAATTTTCATGTCTCCTACCAACACGATCAAACCGGTAGGGGTGTTCTTCAGTCTGTTTATTATTTCCATTTTCACTTGTTTAAGTATTCAAACAGGCAAAAGTCTAAAAGCTGTTTGTCCCAGTTTATCCCCTTGCCGGAATATGTCTTCTTGATTATAGTCTTATACTCATCGGCCTTTAATCCGGAATCCAAGCACGATATGTAGTCATTTACCTTGTCTATCGTGAAACTGTTTATCTTGATAATCTTAGCCTTTCCCCGTGGTTGCTGCTTGACCGAAACCGTGAGGACGTTCCCCACGCAATACTTTATCGGATCGTGCAACCTCAATGCGGTGAAATACGTGCCGTTCAACTTGTTATTCGAGTTAACGGCGAAATCTATGTTCTGATCCATGATTCTTATGTGTTTTCCGGTCTGTTGCTTGCAAGCGAAGCAATAGACCGCTACGTTACTAGTCTTCCTGTATAAGGTCATCACCTGATAGGGATGGCCGCAAGGACAGATATATGCGTATCTGCCCGGATAGAGAGTTACGGTCTTAATCATTGTTTTTTAATCTGGATATCAAAAATCTTCCGGGATGATCGATCTTGTATTTCCCCTCCCGGCTATCCCGTATCCTTTGCAATAGTTTCCACACGGGATTTCCTATCTCTCCATAGTTCGATAACTCGCAAATAGTATTGAACTCATCAGGAGATAGCTTGAAATTGGTGAGTTCCCGTGTCAAAGCCTCATAATTCCTTTTCACGCCGTCCGAAGGCGGCGGGTCATTCCTAGAAAGATTAAAAAGACTTCCTCCTCCGCTTCCCCCCGTGGGGGATATAGGGGGTATTTCTTTTTCTTTTCTTTCTTTTTCTTTTCTTGTTATAATTTCATCCGTTTTTGTTATAACATTGTTATCGTTACTTTGCGGATTTGTTATAACATTGTTATTTCCCCATCTTTTAGCCATGCCTAACTTTCCGGCTTCTGATCGTTTTCTTGATTTCTCGTCCTTGAATCCCATCCTTTGCTTGAAACTCTCGGAGTAGAAGTACTTACCGTCCTCGGTAAAGACAAATAACCCGAAATCCTCAATGACGGATTTTATTAAGGATGCGTCCTCACGAAGGTCAAAGGCTATCATGTTATAATCTTTGACACTCATATAGTTTGGCTCCTCTCTAAGACGTTCTAATATCATGAAGAAAACACCATATCCGGCGGCTTTATGCCTCATTCGTAAACGAATCAGCTTATCCGAGTTTCTGGCATTGCTATCGTGCGGAAAATAGCTTGTCAGCTCTTTCCTTGTATCCATACGCTAATTCTCCATAAGCATGTTTTTTATATCATGTAATCATAATTTCCTTTTGAATACATCGCAAAACCTAAGACTATTAGCGACTCTTCCGGTATTTAGCACTATGCACCATACAGCTAGTCCCTTGTGAGGCTTACCGTTCACGCAATCGCCACATTTCACCTTTTCTTGCTCGTCTTTCTTCTTCGCCATATCACCAAGTCTTTATTTTTATTGGTAGATCGGCGTACCACCAAGCCAGAATCGTAGCGTCACGTTGGTCTTGGTTCGTTCTCTTAGGCAAGGGACCGACTATGTAGGAGAGTTCCTCATGGGTTATCTTGCCCTCGTCCCCTTTCCAATGCTTGGTCAAAGGCTTTACCTCTTCGCAGGGAATACCTATGTGCTCGCACATCTGGAGAAGCAATATCCCGGTTTGCTGGTTACGACCTACATACTTGGCTATCCTCTCGCCGGATTTACCCCTAGCCTTATGGTAGTTGCTTTTTTCGTTAAGCCATCCGGCCTCGACAATGACCACTATGTCTACCCCCTTGTATCTCTCTCTTGCCTCCTTTATGAAATCGACCAACACAGGGAAGGGGAGGCTCTTTAGAATTAGCTGTCTCGTTGAAGGAGACAGTACGCATATACCGGATTTATCTATGTCCGGGTCAACGGCTATCACTAAATCATGTTTTTTCTTTCCCACGAATTCCTCCTTTCTTTATCGTTTATTAGTAAGAATACGGCCAATATCAATGCGATCAGTCCTAGTATTGCGGTGATAAGGTATATGGCCATTGTCAAGTGATCTAAATTCTGTATTGTTTCCATAATTATATGTTTGTTATTCGTGGACGGTGCCGGGATCGAACCGGCCTCTTTACGTCATGCGCACTCCGTAACGTTTCATCCCGGAATACTTACCGCCCGAAATCCCCGCGTATCCTCACGGACGGCGGGGATAAAAACTAAATCTAATACCATGAAAAACACACTCTAATATTAATATCCTTAGTTCTGAATCTTTATTAAATCGGGTATCGCTCCATAAATGGGGGTACGACCATCCCATTTGTCGATAAACTGCTTATAAAGAATTTCTTTAGTCAATCCTCTCGAAGTGATTAACGCTTGTTCCGTTTTCAATTGCTCCAACTCGTTACGTTTCCGTTGCTCCGCTATCTGCTGGTCTAAAACCGAAATATTGGTGTTAACTTCATTCCTACTATCAATTTTCTCGCGAACCGCCTTGGAAAACTCTAATTGCGCCGAGAATGTGAGTAATTGAAGACCTCTTTTCTCGAATTCCTTATCTACAATCTGCTCAAGGCGCTTCTCAAAAAGAAGAGAACCTCCGTCTGCCATTAAGCTATCGGTCTTATGTTTACGGCTTTCCTCCTTGATCAGGTCATAGATGCGAGGTTCTAGTATGTTATCCTCCAATGATTGCATGAAACCGTCTTTGCCTGATTCCGTATCGGCCTTGTCTATGTGCTTGTTATCGAAAACAACGTCTATTGCCCTGTTTTTGATAACCTTGTAGGAGTAAGTGGGGCGTGCGTTAAACTCCGTATTGTCTGCGGCTTTTAACGTGACAGGGCTTCCGAACTCGCCTCGTTGGTCGAATAGCGGCACTTGAAATAATTCCGTGCCCCATTCCCAAGTTGAAACCCTGCCTGATACGACCTTGAAATCCTCCTTCCCTTGTTTCCCGTAATTTTCCATCAATACCCCAGCGTAATTAGGTGCTACACGTTCACAAGAGGATAAAAATACCATAGCGATTATCGCTATAGTAAAAAACTTAAAACTTGTCCTTTTCATTCTTGATAAAATTAAATAGTTTGTAAATTATAAATAATGAACTAGTTAACATAATGACTATTCCTAGCCATGCGTCAACATGGTTAAAAACTCTGTTCCCTGCCGGAATAAAGGCTATGGCCAATATCAATACCCAATGTTTGTTGATAAAATTTCTCATATTTGTTGGTTTAGTGCCTCATTGTATAAAGGCATGATTAATCCGATACTGCTTACGTCTTCTACCATGCTGTCAAAAATGATGGCATCGTTAACGCCCTTGAAAGTAGCCGTGCATCGTTCGCATTCATATAAAGCTTTCCTCATTATGTCGAATAAGCCCATGTTAAAGGATATTTGAGGAAGCGGAACGCTGGGTTTTGCCTGATAATTTTGTATCACTTTCTCTGCGTCTGGATATTTTAAGTTCTCATCCGCGAAATAGAAGAACGCCTTGTCATTCTTCTTATGGCACTCTATTCCGTCATCAGAGATAAGGATGTCATCATATTTCAACATGTCCTTAAAAAATAGACTATGCAGTAATTTGCCGTCTAACGCCTGTATCATGGCTTCGTCAAGGTTTGAGCATTCGGATATCCTGTTTTTAACGATAATATGTCCGTCACTGGCGTAGGCCCAATCTCCCTTGAAATATACGCATTCCATAGCGGGACGGTTATCGTCCTTTGCGCAAGCCAAAAACATTTGTACGTTCTTGTCAAAGTTGTAAGAACCTTCTTTTCTCTTTCCCATATCATTAATATTTAATATTATATTTTCTTCTTTCGTATTGTGGGACATACCCTTTGCAAGGAGTATTCCCGTCAAGTAAGGCCGATTCCGGCCTCACAGTTTCCCCTTCTTTTTTAGACGGGTCTGTCCAATGCCTCTGCCGTTGATGGCAAAGGCAATGTCTTTTAGAGCAAGCCTCATTGAGGCAGTATTTAAGATCTCTCATTATCGTATCTCTTATAGGTTTCCAGCTTCTTGACCTCCTTTTTAAGGAGTCTGGCCGCATCCATGTATTTGACGCTGCCATAAGGAGCGGTAATAATAATGTTGGTATGCCTCACGATCTTATCGATAAGGTAATTTGGAGGCCTGTCGCTTTTTCTCATGACTAAAAATTCGAAAGGTTTCTCCTAAAATCGTATTCGGATATATCACGAAGGAATACCGAGAAAAGCACGTCCTTCACACGCTCGTAGAGATCCATGAACTCGGCCTCGTCCATCTTGTCGAAGGCTATCGACTTCGGGATCTCTATCCATTCTTTACGTGATATGCTATAGGCCGTATCGCAATGCCCGGCGGCGATCTCGACGGTCTTCCGGAAACACTCCACGCTCTCCTTGAAATGCGCCGTGGTCTTCTCGTTTTGGTAAGACCATGCGCAATTTATCAAGGCGAAATACTTCTTTAGGAAGTCGTAGTTCCGTGCCAGCGTTATCTTGGCCTTGTATATCTTACCTAGCTTGAGTTTTTTCTTCTCGTCATAGTCGGAATCATAGCATGGCCTCAATCCGCTGGCGGTGTTGAGCAAGTATAGTTCCATGATTAAAAGGGGAGATCCGAATCATCGACCGATGGGGCGTTGTTGATATCCTCCGGTGAGGGGATGTTGTTCTTGAACGTGGATTCCATCAAGTCACCTATGCCATAATAAACGCCTTCCTTTCGTTCCTCTTTCCTTGGGGCGCAAGACACATAATGCGTATAGGTGCGGTTGTCGAACGTGACAGGCTCTTTTTTCTCCCCGATCGAGATATTGAGGAAGATCTTCTCTCCCTTGGCCGTCATTACTTTTTTCATCAACTCCTTCGGTATGTCGCTCAAGCAGATTGAGCCGTATAAATTTGCCATAATGTTTATGATTTTAAATTTTAGATTTATAAGCGGGGCGGTCGGTTATTCGCTACGGCAGGGATAACCACCGTCCCGTAGCCACGGCATGCGTGGATTATTTTTTGTTGAATGTTATAGAATATGACATCTTAGCCATCCTTATCGCCGGATGGATCGTGTATATCTCCCCGGTCTCGTCATCAATGACCGTGGTATTATCCGGCACCGTCTTCAGGAACGCCTCCCGTTCTTTTATCTTGGCATCGAGAAGCATCCTTTCCTCGATCAGCCTAGCGTAGACCGGGTCATTGCAATTGGAGTGGTCGTAGGATACGCCTGTCTCCTTTATCTTGACCGTGGCCCCGTTCCAAGAGCGCTCCTTACCGTATTTCTCGATCTCGGAAAGGACGGCGTCCTTCATCCGGTCATCGTCCAGCGTCCTCTTGATGGTCTCTTGCATCGCCTTTAACTTGACGACGTGTGATACGGGATCTACCTCTCCTTCCAATACCGGGTTCAAAAGTTCTACTGATAAATCCTCGATCTCGCTTTTCGTTAGCGGAGTCTTGCCGCTTAGCTCTAGTTCTTTGCTCATGATAGGTTATTGTTTATTTTATAGTTGTTGTATATCTCGATAATGGATTCCATTTCCACCTTTCCGACGATGTAGGACTTGTTTATAAGGCTCTCCACGGAGAAAGACTGGTTGGATTCCTTGGCCTTCTTCTCGTTCTTGTATATCCACTTAGATATGGATTCCATGGCACTCTCATTATTTATATGATCTCTCGTAAGCTCTTTCTTCTCGTTGGAGTTAGCCTTTTTAGGCTGCTCTTTAGGCTGCTCCTTTTGGGCGGTATTACCGCTCGCTATGTTAGCGTCCTCGTCATCGTCAGCCACGATGCCTAGGATGGCGCAAAAGGCGTATCTCTTGGCGTACGTGATGGCCGATCCTATGGATTGAGTGTCCGCCGTATTGGATGGCATCCTTACCTTGGACGATATCCATTGACCGGAGGAATGAAGCAGTATGGTCCGGATAGAGTAATCATCCTCTATTAGCTGACATACTGAAAGTTCATTGTCGGCTAATGGCTGTTTCGCCGCCCTTTTGCATTCGGATAGGTCCGCGTACTTAAACTTGTATTCTCCTCCCGTTTTAGTCCTTACCTTGACCTCGGAATTGAGGCTTGGTTGCTCTAGCGATCCTTGGAACTTGGCCAACGCTATCGCTAATTTGTCAATCTCTTCTGATTTGTCCATGTTATCGTGTATTTAATTCGTCAGCCTCCGGGAGTCGAACCCGGACTAAGACCATCGGCCGCCCTGCCCTCACTACCGTGTCCCTTTCCACCGGGCCAATGATATCGTCATGGCCTACCACTTGTCTAGGATATCGGTTGCCGGTCTGGGTCGGGGTTGCACCTCGTAAGGGCGGGATGTTACCAATTATATGAATCACATAGGAACCTAAGCTCCTCCATGCTCTCCTCATATTCCTCGTTGTCCTCCTCCCCGTCGTACTCCGGTTCGCCGTCGGGGTCTTTGATGTAGATGTCTCTCATGCGATCCTCCGATAAGCAATGCCTTGGGACTATTGTATTTCTTTAAATACCCCTCCAGCTAATTTGTAATATGTATCCGCCTTTATCTTCTCCCCATCAACAAATTCCGTTTTTACGCAAACGGGGATATATCTTTGCTTTTTATCAGAATAAGACCATTCGGATAATGTTATCCATGATCCTTTTGAGGCTTTTGCTACAGAGTTAATACCTGCGCACATGATGACACAGCCTTCGCCTGTGCTGTCTATCTTGGCACCGTAGCCGGATGATCCTATCTTGGCACCGTAGCCGGATGAATTATCCTTTATGCTCGTTTTTATTTTTTCAGGTGATGTGATCTCTTTTAGCCATTCGACTCCAAGATAGATCATGTCAGCCAATTTTAACTCTGCTTTTATTTTTATTTTCGAGGAGCAAATCTTTGTCCCTCTATCCTCCTTGGATATATTCCCGTCTTGCTCTACTTCGCAAAACCTAGAGTCTATCATAGTATAGTGATCAAAAACATCAAACGGGCTTTCGCAAGCGTGAAACCCTCTGTTACACACCTTGATCTCTCCATCCATCTCATATTCCTTGCCTATTTCATATTGAAAATCCCGGCATTTTAAATTTTTGTCAAATCCCTTGTAAGATTTTATAGCAGCCATTTTATTTATCGTTTATTAGTTCTACAATGTCTTTTCTTATTTTTATAAGCTCCTCTTTACTAAGCTCTTTTAACTCGTCTAGTATATAGTCTTTCCTTGAGCGGTTAAGTCTTGAAGGGGCTTGTACCACGTATAATACCCCGGAATCATTTTTCTGATTCATAGGTCATGATCACGATTTGATGTACCACAATAAAAACTGATATAATCCCTAGGATCAAGAGGTGGATATTGAATGGCTTATCGTACCACTCAAATATTGACACTATTGACATTAGCCCTAGTACGGTAGCTAAGACCATCCTAAAAGTAAAGATGGTAATGCTCTTTATGGCCCGGAATATCTTCCAGAACCATGCTTGGTTTCTCTTTATCATATATATTGTTGTTTTTAAAATTCGGGAAAAAGGCCTCATATCCTCACGGACGGAGACCTGCTTTGTAAATTGTGACTGATTTTCTGATTGAATAAGCACCCCTAGGGGTGAAACGTGCTCCCTGCCGGGCTTGAACCGGCGACCTCTCGCTTATGAGGCGAATGCTCTCGACCAACTGAGCTAAGGGAGCGTTTGCCGGGGAATCCCACCCCGGCACAGTTTAAGTAAAAACTAATATTCCCTAATTGCCTGCCTCACGGCGGTATATTAAGGTCTTGGTTGAGAAGTGTATAATAATTAGCAATGTGATTTAAGCGTGGTAGCCGGGGGAACTCGAACCCCCTGTAACCCTGAATAATAATATGAATTTATTATGGTTCGCTACCTGCCCTAGCCATTTCCTAGGGTGGGATTCTTCTTTCTTTCATTGTTATAAAACTTGGTTAATCGGTCTTATTCATTTTTCTTCCTCTATTGTATCATCTAATAACTTATCGATAGCCATGATGACCTTATCCGGCAACTCCTTGGCGGTATCATTAGACTTGAGATATTCTATAGTCCCGCCTATTCCGATAATCATCAACATGTCCCTTTTAGATGGAATGAATACTAGTAAAAAAACAGGTATTGATATATAGGCTGCGAATTTTAAGATGATTTTTTTTAACTTAGACTTGTCTTTTTCATCATCTTCCATAATCCAGACGATAATATACAAGAATGTAAATACCCCCAAGATAAATACTGCGATTATCGCCAACGTCTGTATGGCATCTAACCTTGTGATCCAATAAATCTCATTCATGGTATCATGGATTGATGTCTTCAACCTCGCTCTCGAGATCGTTCTTGATCTCATTGATAGCTTGGATGGTATTGTCTGCGTTGATAATCGTCTCCTTATACTCGATCAATTGATTGATCTTGCTCTTGTAATTTACCCCGTCGTCACCGAGGTTGTTTAGCTCCTCGTGATACCGGATGTCGGCTAATACCTTTTGCTCCTCTACGTTGTTTAACGCCGAGTCAAGCGCTCTCATGATCTCTTGACTCCTTAACTCTGAAAGTCGCTCTGTTTGTTTTTTACCCCTAAGGATAGAAAAGATCTTTTTCATATTCTCAATAATTTTGTTGTTTTTATTAAATGGATTTTATCGCTAGCGATCGTTGTACATAATGAGGCAAGGGCCATTGAAAATCTATCGCATCTTTCTCTAACGAAATAATCGTCTAAGCTTATGTCGGGATTTCGAGAGATCTCGAATACATTGCCGGTAAATCCTGTGCCAAGGATATTCCCTTGTAATTCATTTTCCATATTATTTATATATTTAATGTGCGTTCCCGCCTCCGGTCTCGCTCCGGAACCTGCGAGTCTTTGGCTCTCTTGGCGGGAATAGTTGCGGTCTTGGCTAAATTGCCTATCTTTAGGCCGTTAAACAAAAAAACTATATGGAATTAAAAGATTTTATTAAGGAAACGTTACTACAGATCGCTAGTGGCGCAAGACTTGCGGATGATGAATATCGAAAACTTGGAAATGGTGGAGTAAATCCTGAAGGAAAATTTCATTTAGAGGGTATTCCACACATCCTATGCCCGGGAGTAAATGATAAACATGATATCTCTAAGCCTGTCGTATCCGTTCAATTCAAGTTGAATGTCCAGATTGAGGAAAAGACCCAAATAGAAGGGAAGATCGGTGGCATATTAAACGTTATTTCCGCTTCTTTCGGAGGATCAAAGGAAGATACAAACAAATCCGTTCAAGAGATTTCTTTCTCCATTCCCGTAGCCTTGCCGTCACGCTCTTCGGCTTCGGGCAGATAAAATCGTAAATCCTTTGGGCCGAGTTGATAATGTCTTCCGATTTTGCCATGTTAAAAGGCTCTCGGATGTATTCTAAACAGTACATCCGAATCTCCTTATCTGTTTTTGGATAGTAGTCCATATTTTTTATATAATTGCCATTGAATAGATTATAGATGCCATGGATTATTTATTGAGCAAAGGAACTCCCTGACCTTCTCGGAGGCTATGGTAGCTTCTTCCTTTGAGGGGAAGAGGTTACCCGCTTCCTTGAGCAGCTTGATACCCGTCTTGCCCGGCCCTCGATTGTTGAAAATGCCCGATACCGGCTCCGGAAGGAAATCTCCTTCCCTTAGATACCATAGGTCGGTGTTTTGGATGGAGGAGTTACCTGTCTTCCCTTTCTCACCTGTCATTATCCAATCGTAAACGGCCTTATGATTTGGATAGGAACGGTTTACGCAATCGCAACGTATCATGTAATCCTCATGATTTCGATTCTCCTTTAGCCAATCGAAAAGTTCCTCCATTTTCCCTACCGGTTCTTGCCCGATGAGGGCTAGAATGTCTCTCTTGATCTTAATATCTTCCATGTCTTTCTTTTTTTAGTTCGTTCCCGGAAGCCGATTCGATCAGCGGCTCTCGCCTCCAGTCCGGGATATATTTTTCAGAGGACAGGGTTAACCAATGCTGGATCATAACACCCCAAGGAACATCCTCTATATAATACATTAATATAAATATGTAGACTCCAACATCGGAACCGATTGAACTGCATCGGGAGCGGGGATCATCATCCCTTCCGGTATCTTCGACTATCATAACCTTACCGCCATACCTATATCTCTTACGTATATCCTCTTATGGGGATAAGGATTTTTTCTCACTAAGTCAAAGAACTCTTTTTTGGTCACCGGGGTGGGATTCGAACCCACGGGGTATTTCTACTCCTCTTTAGGAGAGAGGGACGCTTCCAGCTACGTGCTACCCGGCGTTCTCCACCTATTTTAAGGTGGCGTATTTGATGCAATCCCAAGCGTTACAAAACCATTTCCCGTTCTGAGATTTTGTTGGTTTTTCGCATCTGATAAGTCCCTTCCCTACCAAATCGTAGAGCCTTCCACGTCCTCCTACTATGGAGGCTGCCGTCCTTTGCCCAAAGGTCTTATCGTTAAGGACTATTTTTAATGCTTCCTCGTTTATCATATCGCTTATTTTAATCTGGTTACTTCTATACTGTCAATTCTCCCAGCTACTGATGTCTTAAATAAATACCCCTTCTTTTTTAATCTAGATATTGTATAGATTATGCTTCGAGGGTTAATATCCTTGTTTAGGAACTCTATCGTTGTTCCTAAAGGAATGGATAACAGCGTGTCTGTTACTGAAATTCTAGTTTTAATTGTATTATTCATATTCTTTTACTAAATTTGCTCATTGCAACTTTTAAGTTGCGTTTGTTTGCTTGTGTTGTTGTTTTACGATGCAAATATAATGCAATTGCATTAATGGTAGAAATATTATGTGATAAATATTAATGCTTTTGCATTAATTAACTATGGTCGATATATGGAGACAATCAATAACAGGATTAAACTAATTGTAGATGAGTTGTTTGATGGCAATGTTAGTGCATTTTGCCGTAGAGTAGGAGTAAAACAGCCTACTATTAATACAATATTAGGGACTCGTCAAAGTAAGCCTTCATATGATATTATTAATGCTATTGCATTATCTGGGCTGGGTGTGTCTTTGGCATGGTTAGTTACAGGATCTGGTGAAATGAAGGATGAGGGGAATGTTAAGGACGAGGTATTAGAAATACCTTTAGACCTTAATAAAGGAGATTTCTTAATTGAGAATAATAATGGCGTTAAATTTTATGACTTAGGAAATGGTCGATATCGTATGACTGTCAGCAAGGTGCCGTTTTGCGCTTATGGCAGGTTTGCTAACGAAAGCGATCGTCTTGATCCGGATAAGGAGGATTGGGAGACTGAGTCTTTCGAATGGGATCGGATTGTCCATGGGAGATATTTAGCTTTTGAGGTTAAAGGGGACAGCATGGACAACGGGACGAGAGAGAGTTTTGAGGAAGGCGATGTCGTCCTTGTTAGGGAGCTGGATAGATCGCATTGGAGAGATGGGTTGCGATATAAGGATCATCCTTATTGGGTCGTCGTGTTTGGGACATCCGTCCTCATAAAGCAGATGACAGGCTGCGATATGGACGAGGGTAAGATAACCTTGCACTCACTAAACCCATCTCCAGAGTTTTCCGATTTCTCTTTACCGCTAGATAGCGTGAGGGCTTTATATTATGTATTACAGAAAAAGCCTAAAGTCGTGAGATTTTAACGAGAAAGCTATACGCAAAAATGATATGATGTTCTTTAGCGTATCCTTGCCCTGTTAAAACGTGATAATAAATATTTGATGTATAAATCGATACGATACAAAATGGAGAAATACTTCTAAGCTGTGGGTCATGGGTTCGAATCCCATCCTGATCACGAAGAGCGGAAGTTTATAATTGTTTGATATTTAGCTATTAAACTTCCGCTTTTATTTTAGATCTTTCCCCTTTTGTAGATTAAAAAAAAAGGATATAAAGTCCACTTTTGGACATAAAAGCTTATCCTTCGCGTATCCTAAAAAATTTAATCTATATGGCTACTTTAAAATTGACACTTTTCAAGGCCAAGGCTCTCAAGGATGGGAGGCACAAGGTCAGGGTGGCGGTCTGCCACAAGAGAGAGACTTGTTATATCGTGACGAACGTGATATTAGATAGCGAGTCCCAGTTTAAGAACGGTCAAGTCGTAAAGAGACCGGACGCTTCTTTTATAAACAAAAGATTGAGGAATATGCTTAATGAGTATCAAGACAAGCTTGACTCGATTAAGAACCAATCTTTATATACATGCGTGCAGATAAAGGGCATGTTGGTTAATTCAACAGGGGATAACGATATCTCTACGTTCAAGGATGTAAGCTCATCCTATGAAAGGGAGTTGATCGATAATGGGAGTATCGGGTACTCAAAGCTGATCGAGCGGAATTGCAGGTATTTTACCGAGTTCGTTAAAGGGGATATATTCCTTTCCGATATCACTCCAGAACTGATAGAAGGTTATTCTAGGTTCTTGAGGAATAAAAAGGGAATTGGGGAGGCCACGAACTCCATGATGATGAGACATACCAAGACTATAATCAATAAGGGTATAAAAAGAAGGCTTGTGAAATATGATGTCCATCCTTTCGTAAACTTCCAGATAGCGACTTCTCCCGTACGTGAGGTTGACATATCTTTCGAGTCATTTAATCGTTTGCGAATGGCCGATCCTTCGGAGCGTCGATTAAAGGTGGCGCACGATCTGTTTTGCTTGTCGTTTTATCTTGGAGGTATCAATCTTATAGATCTACTCGGCATTGATTTCCGTGGAATCGATACGCTGGAATATGTAAGGACTAAATCTAGGAATATGACGAGGGGAGGCAATAAGATCGTGTTCTCTATACCAGACCAAGCGAGAGATATTATAGATAGATGGATGGATAAGAGGACTGGCAAGTTGGATTTCGGATATAAGTTTTCCTATCCTAATTTCTCTAGGTATCTTTCTCGTTCGCTATCCAAATTGGCGCAGTCGTTAGGGATAACGGAAAAAGTGGTGTATTATTCCGCTCGTAAATCTTTCGCTCAATACGCTTCCGAGATAGGAATCCCGGATGGGGTCATAGATTATTGTTTAGGGCATTCAGATAAGTCGAAAGGCGTGATACGTTATTATACTAAGGTAAAAAAATTTCAAGCGGACATGGCGATATCAAGGGTAATTGACTACGTTAACAATCCGGATCGTTACCGGGATTATGTGGAGATGAGAAGGGATATAATGATGATGCGTGGGTAATATGTTTTTTATCATTAATGCTAAATAATATGTGAATATGATAAACTTTCATAAGCCGACAAAGGTTATAGGAATGGGCATTATAGCAACAGTATTACTTATCGTGCGACAAGAGACTATAGCGTTAACCTTGAGTATAAATTGTGCATGTCTTAAAAAATTATCAATAATAAAACGTAAATGTTATGGAAAAGAGCGATCGTCTTGTAGAATTGCTAGAGATTTTGAAAAGGGCTGAATGTATATTTATTGAACAATGGAAAATCTTATATAAAGAGGATGAGATTGACATGGAAGATATTTTCAGCATATTCTATAAAGGTAGTAATGATTGTGAAATTCAAGTTAAAAAATTGATAATTAAAAATATAGATAGTGTAGTATGTAATAGGGTGGAGACTGCATGATAATTCGAGTTATAGAAAAGGAAAAATGGACCAATAAAAAACGCCCGTGTCAGAAAAAATACGGGCGCTATACTTTGGCGATGCGAAGAATAGGACAATTTTATGGATTGTCTTTTTCTGTGAAATCCAACTTATAGCCTAGGGCGTTACCTATTTTGGATAGGATATCGATTCCAGTACTATACTTTCCGGTCTCTATCCGGGCGATGTTTCCCGGCGCTAGGCCTGTAAGTTCAGCTAGTTTGTACTGTGATATCCCGGCCTCCATGCGGAGCTGGGCTATCCGCTTGCCTATTCGCTCCCGGTCATTCATCTTGGGGTCCCTCCCAATCGCAGTAATTGCAGTACCATACTGCGCATTTTTTCATTATCCCTAATAACATTTCCCGGTCTTCCACAGGATCAAGAGTACAGCTATGATGCAAGGCCATCAACAGCCTCTCGGTTCTTGATCCTTCGTTCTTGAATTTAAATGTCAATACATTCGGATTAAGCCCTATTGCGTCAAAGTCCCTGTCAAACACCTCGAAAACGGAAGCCGAGCGTACATGCTCGATGATTGTCCGATCTCCCAATAAGTTCCCTTCATGAGAATGGGCATCCCAAAATACCCACTCCGGTAGATTAAGTTCTATTTGTTTCATAGATTATTGTAGGCCTCTACTATTTTTAAATAACAATGCCGACGGGCATCATTATGTTTTTCTTTGTTTGAATCGTCATTGATCCAATCCCAAGCCTCTGAATCCGTGGTATGAACCTTTATGTTTTGCCCCCTGTAACGTGCCTCGATCACATATTGACCATAACCGTTACCTCTTCTCATCTCAAAATTAACTTTTCTGAAAGTTGCCATGTCTTTACGCCGCTTATCCGTTGCCGCCGGTTCTATTGTTATTTTGATATTGCAAATATACTATCAAATTTGATAGTATGCAAGTTTTTCAATGGTTATTTTTTATGCTTTATGGCATATCTTCTTTCTCTTTTTCTTCCAGCACCTTTTTAAGCTGATAGAGGCTCAAAATATCATATTCAAATGTCGGATTGTCCCAATTTTTCCGGACAGAGTTCGTTTGAACCGATATAAATTTCCGAAGGTCGAAGATATATTGGCATTGTGACAGTCTTATCTCGTTAAATGTGATTTGATAGTTATCAAACCACTCTAAAAGTTGTTTAAGCTCTTCGTTCATGGTATATAAATGATTAACACCCGCAAATATAAACAAAGCCGTCCAATCGAAGAAGAAAGGACGGCTTAAAGTACGGATTAGCATTTATTATTCCGTGTCATCTTCGGATAAGTCTCTTAACTTATCTTCCACGGAGTCTCTTTTCTTGTCCACTACAGCGTCTATATCCACGGATTGCAAGGATGGAACGATGTATTTGACTAGCTGGGTGAAAGCCGCTACCTTATCTTTTGGCTCCAGTTCCTCGAAGGCTTTCTTGATCTCTTCTCTGTTGGATGTCAACAGCTCCGAGATGAAAGTCCTTATCTCTCCCGTCTTCTTGTTTGGAGTGCCTTTGGCCCTTCCTCCTAGCCTTCCTCTCCCGTCGTTCTTTGGTCGTGCCATACTGAACTAGTATTTAATAGTTTATCTGAAAGTCGATTTTTATTGTTATGGGGCAAAGCTACACGTCTAATTTTGAGGCATAACGATAAAAATCATTTTATGGGAATAATAGGTAGTGTAGTGGGTGGTCTGGCTGGCATAGGTGGGGCCATAGGAGCCGGGATAGCCGGACGTAAGGCTTACAAGAAAAATATGGGGATACTGAATGACATGAGGCAGGATTCCCAAAATTGGTATGACAGGGAGTATAACTCGGATTTCACCCAAAGGGCGGACGCTCAAGCCGCCCTTAACAACGCGCGGCGAATCCTTGACGAGAGATATAGGAGGGCGGAGGGTGCCGCCGCCGTTGCGGGCGCGTCTGATGAGTCCGTGGCCTTGCAGAAACAAGCGGCCAACGAGGTCTTGGGGGACGTGACTAGCGATATCGTAGGCCAAGCCGAGGCTTATAAGGAGGGTGTGCGTAACAATTATGTCAACCAGCAGACCGCATTCAACCAAGCGGAGATGGATTTAAACTCTAAAAAGGCGGCGAACGTGGCTACGCAAGCGGCGGGATTGGCTACGGCGGCTGGAGGTCTTGGAGACGCTTTTGGCGATGGCGTTTTAAGGAGCACAAAACTTGGTAAATGGGCGGGAGTGAAGTGATATGGCTGGAAGAATAGATTTAGTAGAGGAAGAGAGGAGGAGAAACGCCCAAGCCGTGGCTCCTCAAGCCACGTCCGGTGCGAGCGTGCCGGCACAGGTACCTGTATCCCAGCCCGTGGCGCAACCACAGCCTCAAGTACAATCTCCGGCACCTGTTCCCGGTACGGTGGGAACGGCTATACCGGATGTGGGGACCGCCCCGTTGCAGGCCCCATCTTTAACGCAAGCGCCGGTGAAACCAGAGGCAACCCCGTTGTCCATGTATGACAAGTTCGCGGATATGACAGCCGAGCAAGCCATTAACACGGGTGAGATAACCCCGCAAGGATATTGGAACATACAAAGCGAGGCGATCAAGGCGGGTAAGCGTGATCCTTACTCCACGGAGGAGATTATCGAGATGATGCGTACGAGCGATCCCGAGTACGAGACGGGCGAGCAAAGGGCGAGACGTGAGAGGAACGACCGGGCGAGCCGTGCCATAACGGGGATAAGCGACCTGATAAGCAACATAGCCGGAATGGTGGGGACGGCCAAGGGATCGAGTCCCGTGGTCGTGAACAATCTCGCTCCCCTTGACGCTAGGCAACGTGAGATAACGGAAAGGAGAAACGCCTTGAAGAGGAAATACGATACGTTGCTCACGAACGCCAAGATGGGTGAGATAGCCTATCAACGTGATCTGGAGGCGGCTAGGCAAAAGGCGCAGAGGGATTATCGTTTGAAGCTGGCCTTGAAGGATATTGACGCTAGGATAAGGAAGGGCGAGATCGATCAAAAGCAAGCTAACGCAATGACATTGGAGGCGTACAGGCAAGCGAACAGAATGGTTACGGAGCAATTCAAGGCAGAGAACCGATCCAAGGAAGAGGCGGCGAACCGAGCGAACCAGATAAAGGTCGCTAACATAAGATCTGGTGGTTCTGGAGGAGCGAAGGATATTGTACTGTTTGGTCGAGATAATGAAGAGTTTCGTATACCTAGAGATAAGGTGGACGGATTTGTTACAGCGGCCTATCAAGCCATGAAGGATTTGATAGATAAAAAAAATAAAGAAATTGAGCAAGACTCTTCCTTGACCAAGGAAGAAAAAGAGAATCTAAAATTATCAGATATAGATGATATTAAAATTGTGATGGGTGAGGGCGGTGATCAGATAAGCAAAGCGAGAGCGATAGTTGGTAGACGGCTAGCTGATTTCCCGGAACTGTATCCAATGCTAAAAGGCATGCTTGAGGATCGTTCTGATAGTTATAAGAATATCAATCTGAATGATGATGCAAAAGAAAGTGTAAACGAAAAATACAAGTGGATTCATGGACTCTAACATAAAACATTTATATGATACGATGATAAGCCGGGGCTATACTGGTCTTGGTGATTTCTCAAACTTTGAGGGGAAAATGAAAGATTCTGGGAAAAGAAAATTGGTTTATGATCATCTGATGCAGGATGATTATTTCTCTGAGATAGGCGATTTCTCCAAATTTGAGAGTGCCCTAGGGTATTCGCCCGTTGAAAGGAAAGATTACGTTTCTCAATCAAGCGTTAATCCTGCACCTATCGCTTTAAGACAGGAGGTTGACGTGCCTATGAAGGATCAATCGGAATACGTTAATCCGTGGACGAACTCACCTGATTACAATTTTGAGTCCTTGCGTAAAAAAGGAAAGATTGAGACCGCTACTCCTCCACCTCCTACGGAGTATGAGAAGGATTCTTCTTTCATGAATAGTTGGGTTGCGGATTTCATTCAGCGTACCGGAGGCCAAGGATTGAATCTTTTAGGTGGAGGATTCGGTTTCTTGGATAAGGCGACAAAAGATGTCTCTAATATGGGCCTTGGTACTTATGGAGGAATGTTTGGTGACTCTGCTAAATTGCTTAAGGAGGCTGGTCAAAAACTCATGGATAAGGGTGATAGGCACAAAGAGAAGAGTTTCACGGATCTATGGAAAGAAGGTGATTACGCCGGATCAATTAGCAACTTGTTCATGGAAGGAGGTTCTATGATCATTCCACAAATAGCTGCGGCTATGGCTACAGGTGGAACTAGCGCGGCCGGTTTGATGGGAGCCTCCGTATATTCGGATAAGCTGGATCAACTCGATGAGTCAAATCCGGATATGCCAGAATTGGCAAAGAGGGTCAATGCCATATCTACATCCGCTTTTGAATTATTATCCGAGAAACTTTCATTGGGTCCGGCAGTTAAATGGCTTAAAGGCGTATATAACTCAAAGGGAAAGGATGTCGCTCAAAAAGAACTAGCTGGAGCCATAGAGAATATACTTGGCAAGGCTTATAAAGATGCGGGATTATTGTTTGCACCCGTATGGGAAGGTGTCACGGAGGCCGCTTCGCAGATTGCGGAGAATATTACGGACAAGGTAACCGGGGCTGATCCCGATAAAAATATATCTGATGGCGTATTTGAGGCTTTCGGATATGGAGTTGCTGGTGGCGCTCCAATAGGTTTGATCGGATATGGGAAGAATAAGTATGATAATTACAAGTATAATAAAATGTCTTCTCCAGAACCTTCTACTAATTCATCTAAAACAGATCAAGGCGTTAATACTACTCCTCAATTCACTAAGTCTATAATTGACGATGCCTTTGAGCAAGGACGTAATATGAGTGATAAGGGAGATCTTAGGGATTTATCCTTACAAATGGAAGCTTCGAGGACTGCTCTAACAGAAAAAAATCCAAATTTGGCTATAAGAATGGAGCAGTATATAGATAATGGAGCGAGTGAGAACCAAATAAATGAGATGCTTAAAGGTGTAGATAATGAGACAAGAGAATTAGCTTATGATTTCTATATTAACACCCAGAAAATTAAAGGGGTAGAAGATAAATCGATAGAAAATATTAATAACGAAGTGGATTCTTATATGTCTGATAATATTATCCCCTATGTATCGATAAGTCCTAATGGGAGACAAGTCATATCTACCGCTACGTTCAAGGAAGGACTTGAGAACAAGAAAGTTTATATAAGGAGCATAAATGGGGATAACGTCATTATCTCGGATAACGGAAATAATCGTATGGTTCCTATGAGTAGTTTGAGCGATATAGAGGAAAATGACGTGGAACAAATAAGGAACTCTTATCGTCAACAATTATTGGTTACTCGCCAGTCCGAGCTTGATATGGCCATGAATCATAATCCCAAGACGCAATTACCAAAGCCGGGATTGGTCATATGGAACGGTGATAACGCATTTATCCTTCAAGGACAGGACGAGAACGGTGATTGGATCGCTCAACCTGCGGCTTTGGACAAGGAGACAGGACAGGTAGCGCCGAAGGCGGGATCAGCTCCGGCTATGCCTATTACGGAGAGGGATATTCTTGCTCTTCAAGATGCCATGTACGATGCTCAACAAGCTAATGAGGTGTCGCCAGAGGATGATAGTGTTGCAAGTGCTGATGCCGAGATAACCTATGCACCTCCCGTGGAAGATGCGATCACCCTGCCAACAAACGAGATCGAGACGGGAAGTGACATTGATCAGACAATACAACCTAGCAATGTAGAGGCACCTTCCATGGTCATGCGAGAAGATGGTACGCCTGATTTCGTATCGTCTGGTACGGATATGGCCTTGGATTTCCTTTATGATAAATATGGCGATAAGATGCCAAGGAAGATCGAGGTGACGAGAAAGTCTTTCGATGAAAGCCTTAAAAAAGCGTCCGATGCCTTGGAAAAGGCGCAAGAGGCATACGATGACGCCCCTATCGGAAAAGAGGATAAGGCCGAGGCCGCATTGATAAAAGCCCGACAAGAATATGAGGCGATCAAGGTCGAGGCTGATTTCTGGGCTAATCTTGATGATGATATCAAGGAGGCCAGCAAGAAGCCGGGTGATGTCATAGCGAAGGAGATCTCCGTGATGGGTGATCCTATGAGCGGAGAGGAGCTTGCGGCCATGATGCTTGCTAATGGGGCGATCAAATTGACACGTGACACTTACAAGAAAGAGACGGGTGCCGGGAATAATGAGACAGCGAGGATGTTCGGATTGTTCGCCTCTCCGGAGAAAGGCGGTGTTAATATAGAGAGGGCGGGTGAGATATTGGAGCTTGCCGATAAGGAGAATGGTACGAACTTCTTCGATGAGAACGATACGAACGCCGGAAGGGACGCGATCATAGAGGTCTTGTCTTCCGCTCGTACACGTGGAGACTTGATCGATTATGTCAAGAGGAATCGTGAGGCGATCGCTGAGCGTGAGAGACAGGCCGAGTACAACGCTTACGCTGAGTGGTGCGAGGAGAATTATCATATGTCCCCGGAAGAATACGAGGCGTATGAGGAAAGCATGGTACGTGATTTCTCGGAGAAACAATTGACAGATGAGGAGCGAGGCGAGCTTGATTCGCAAATTGCGGATGAAATACAGGCCATAATTGACGAACAAAATGAAATAGACGCTATCTTAGCGCAAAATAAACCGATAGAAAATGAAAACATTGAAGGAAATGACGAAAGCGGAGGCGATGGCTTACGCGAGGGAGGCGGCGAGGTACTGCCAAGAGAACAACTTGATCAGACCGGGGGAACTGGAGAGGTTGAGGGAAGAGAATCGGCTGGCCCCGACATTGATCGCACGGATGGAGCTACACAAGAAGGCTCATCAAGGGGACTAGCTCCTTTTGTCGCTCCTTCTCCAAAGGAGAATGAGACCCCATTGGACTATGCCGAGCGCATAGTTGAGGCTAAGAGATTGCACGAAGAGGAGCTAAAGGTTGATACCAATCCAACAGAGGCGCAGAAAGAGGCCGGCAATTACAAGAAAGGCCATATAAAGATAAACGGTTTCGATGTCACCATAGAGCAGCCCGCCGGTTCCGTCCGTTCCGGTAAGGACGCTAATGGAAAAGAGTGGTCTGTTACCATGAACAACACTTACGGTTACATTCGAGGTACTAAAGGTGTGGATGGTGATCATATAGACGTATTCCTAGGCCCGGATATGAATAGTGACATGGTGTATGTCGTGGATCAGGTGAATACTGATGGCTCATTCGATGAGCATAAGGTTATGATGGGATTCCCTTCCTTGGAAGACGCTAGGTCCGCTTACTTGTCAAACTATGAGGAAGGTTGGCAAGGTTTAGGCAACATTACCGGGGTAGCGTTGGATGAGTTCAAGAAATGGATTGATTCCTCGACTCGGAAGACCAAGCCATTCTCTGAATATAGAAGCGTTGATTTTATTGAGGAGGAGAGGCCGGATAGTGGTATTCGTTTCCGAGAAGTAAAAGATAAGAATGGCGAAAAGTCCTTGGTTGGGTTACATAATATCAGTGAGGAAAAACTTCTAAAAGCATTGAGACAAGGAGGCTTCGCCAATCCGAGTGCGGCCGTTATAGACATATCCAGACAATCGCATACTGGCTATGGTTCCATATCGCTTGTACTTCCCTCTTCCATGATTGAGAAACGTACTGGAAAAAATGCTGGAACTTGGAGTCAAGACGCATGGACACCCATTTATCCAACTATAGAGAGGCAGTTTTCAGGGAAAGGCAGTGACGTATTTTCAAAAGACTTGCAAAAACTTCCAGAGGAAATGCGGTCGACAACCAAAAGTGGGATGGACAGCTATATGGATGGAAGAGGCGAGGATAGTCTTGCTTATATGTATTTATATGAGCAAGGTAAAGCTCCGGAAATAGCCCGTACAAAGCCTTCATATCCGGAGAAAACAAGAACCGAAGTTGAAGATGCCACAAATGGATCGTTCTCCATGAGTGGTTTGTCTGACAAGCAATTGTCCCGTCTGAAAGATGCCTATATGGAATATAAAGGATTTAGTACGGAAGGTTACAATGAGGCGATAAAACTTCGTAGAGCCAAGCTTGAAGAAGCTATAGGTAAAATGAATCCAAGATCAATCCTCTACGAGAAACGTAAGACGGATCTTGAACGAATCGATAAGTATGGATTTGATTACTCTGCGGTAGAAAGCTTCATGAAATCAGTACGTGATGACATAAGCAATTCCGACAAGGTTGATGCTCACGGAACAATGCGCGATTCATGGAATTTCATAGAAGAAAATGGAATGCGAGGCGATTTTAACAAGTGGCTCGATAAATTGAATGAAAGGTACGGGATAAAAGAAATTATTTTTAACGGATTTACTCCTTCCGGTATAAGAAAGTACATTCCTAACACCTTGGAGAACGTATCCAAGTTTATGAAGAAGCAAGGAAGAAGCGCATCTGTCGGAATAGGTGCGTCGTTCCAAAATTTCGCTGCGAGTTTGCTGGATGCTAAAGGCTCACTGAAAGATATACGCAAGGATAAAGGGAAGCTGACTACGGATCATGCTGACGTTGACGCTTTCAGGGATAAATGGTCTAAGGTATTTCATGAGTTAGGAGAAAAATTGCAACCGGATGCCAAAGGATATGACGACTACGGTCTATATAGGTTGGCGGAAGCGGCACGAAGCAAAGACCCTCAAAAATATATAAAGGAAGAATATGGGATAGATTTTTCTGATGAGGATGTGAAGACGCTGAATGAGATGGTGGATGCCATAAGGAATGAATATCCGGCAATGTACTTCGAGACTAAGTTTGAACGTCCTGTATATTTGGAGGAATTTGCTGCCGCTGTAGTCCCGGATAACGTAGATGGTGACATTCGTAAGGCGATATACGATGCGGGTTTGAAAATATTCACTTATAAAGCCGATGATGAGATATCGAGAAATGAGGCAGTTAAGCAAGCCTCAGAAATTGATGGCGTTCGTTTTCGTTCTATAGGTGAGAAAGGCGCTGCTAATTTAAATAAGGCTGAAACTATTGAATTCTCAATCAACGATTGGTCTGCCAAGCTTAATACCCCTGTCAGGGTAATCCATGACGTGGACGATATAATCGATACGGATGAGAATATGTTGGCCCGTAAGAGAGATTCCAAAGGCTGGTATGACACTTCTACCGGGGAGATAGTCATAGTATCACCTAATTCCACGTCCGTAGGTGACGCTCAAAGAACTTTCCTCCATGAGGCGGTAGGACATCACGGGTTACGTGAGCTATTCGGGGATGATTTCGATACTTTCCTTGATAACGTGTATCGGAACGCCAACGAGGATATCCGGAAAAATATCATTGACCGGACTAAAGGCAATCCTCTTAACTTGCGTGAGGCTACAGAGGAATACCTCGCTGAATTAGCGGAACGTGGTTTCGATAACAAGGCCGAGCGTTCGTTATGGGAAAAGATCAAGGACTCTTTTCTTGATATGTTGAGAAAGGCAGGTATTAGCCTTGATTTCAAGTTATCGGATAATGACCTCCGTTATATTCTCTGGAGAAGCTATAAGAACTTGGAGCAAGGAAACTTGATGGATGTGGCCGAGGATACGGTAATGAGGAATGATTTGGGTATCGGGGATTTTTCTGTTCGGTTTAGGGAAGCGAAAACAGAGGTGGAGAATGAAGAACCTTTGAATAAGGAAATGGTTGACGCTTGGGACAAAGTGGCATCTTCAGACAGTTTTAAGTTCAAGGAGGCTATGGTTGATTCTTTAACAGCTATAGATGAGTTCTTGAAATTATTGGCCAAGAAAACCAAATCGAAGATACTGGATTACGAGAACCCATATTACGCTCTTATAGCCTTGTCTTCAAAGAATAAGGCAGATATGGATAGTTTCGACTCTAAATTCCTTAATCCTTTGAATGAGGCTATAAGGGCATTGATAGGTGATGTCTCTGAGGTGTCCAAGAAAGGTTTAAGAAGAACTTGGGATTGGTCTAAAGGGCCATTAAGGGATTTGGTTAAATATGTACAATCTAAACACGGTATCGAGAGAAACCGTGATATGTCCGTAAGGGATGGCATAGAAACTCTTAAGGCGTTTGACGTGGACGCTTTGTCTAAAATGGGGGTTATTTCCGACTCTGATCTTAAAAACGCTAAAAAAACAGCGGAAAAGGTTGCGGAGGAAAAGGGGAGTGAGGCTTACAAAAAGACGTATGACAAGGTTCTTGGCAAGGAACTAAAGAAAGGTGTTGATAAAGGTAAGGCTGAGCGTTCTGCTGAGATAGCCGCCGATTATCGGAAATCATTTGTCAAATCCGAGATCTATAACAAGGAGATGGATAAATATAAAGAAAAGGTGACCGGAGCGTTGATTGATAGGTGGGAAGATTCAAAGAAAGATGTCCTTAATAAGGATCTAGCGTGGGACGAGGAACAAAAGGAGTTGGATCGAGAGGCATTGTCATTCCAATGGAAGTTAGGCGATAATTCTTATGGTGTGATTCTAGGAAAGGACTATAGTGGTTTGTCTTCAGTGTTTAAGTCTTCGGAGGATGGAGCGAATAAAGATAAATGGCTTTCTGACGCTTATGATTTCGTGAGAGATTATGAGTCTACCCACAATATGGTTTTGGTTGATAATCTATGGGATAAGGTTCATAACGTGTCAGAGTATACGTTAAGGAGGCAGTATGAGTCCGGGCTGATAAGCAAGTCCTATATGGATAAGAACCTTTCCCGGTTTAAGTACTTTATCCCTTTGAGAGGTTTCTCCGATAATATTGCCTCCGATGTTTATGATTACATAGACGCTACGGAGATAAAGATGGGAAACCCAGTGAAAACCGCAAAAGGACGTATATCTGAGGCTGATAATCCTTTCGCTGGTTTGATACACGTTGGATACGGATCTATTACCGCAGGAAATAGGAACTTGGCGAAACAACGTTTTCTCAATTTAGCTAGCAATCATGACACTGGCGGTCTTATTACCATAGATAATATCTGGGTTCGAAATGTCGGTACCGAGGAAAATCCGGAATGGGTGGAGTCCATTCCGCAAATACCGGATAACGCTTCTGGCGAGGAAGTGGCCAAGGCGGTGAAAGATCATGAGGAAATGATGAGAGAGCTTAGAGAGGAAGGTAAGGCTGAGCTGATTAAAGGAGGTCGATCGGATATACCATATAAAACATTGTATGACCAGAGAAGCCAGCATCAGGTACAGGTTTTCGTGGGAGGTAACAGGTATGTCATGACCGTTAATGGCAATCCCCGATTGGCGCAAGCGGTAAATGGATTGACTAATCCGGACGTGAAGGATGATCTCGCTTACGTCGTAGCTAGGAACTTGAAAACATTTATGGCCGGAGCTTTTACGTCCAAGAACGTGGCGTTCTCGTTTGCCAACTTGATAAGAGATACGCCTTATGCCAATAACTCCGTGTTTGTGACGGAGAACTTTAGGTATTTCAAGGATTTTTCAGGGAACCAGAGGCGAGCGTTATTTGGACTTCGGAGTTTAGGTCGTAATCTGTATAAATACAGAAGGGGAGAGATTGATATTTCTGATAAGGAACAGGCGATATTTAAGGAGTTCATGGATAATGGAGGGGCTACTGGATATACGTTCGTGGAGACGCAAAAGGAATACGCCAAGGATTTAGCGAACAAGTTAGAGAAACTTTCGGATGGTAATATTGGGAAGTTATCCCCCAAAGAACTAGTCTCTACTGTATTTGAGTGCTTTGAGTTCATGGGTAACGTAGCGGAACTTGTGAACCGATATGCGGCGTATAAGACGAGCCGGGAACATGGAAGATCCATTGACCGGTCAATCAATGATGCCAAGGAGGTATCGGTTAACTTTAACAAGAAAGGTGCCGGAAAGAAAACGAAGAGCGATAAATGGTATATTAACACAGCGGCGTGGATATCTGAGTATGGAAGAGATTGGGTGTTGTTCTTTAACGCCGCCGTTCAAAGCATGTATAAGGAATATTCCATGATGAGAAATCATCCAATTAAAGGAATAGGTTCCCGTATAGCCCCACTAATATTCATGGGATCGTCTGTCTCGTTACTCAATAATCTGTTTATGCCTATGCTCTTCGCTTATTTGGGATGGGATAGCGATGATGATGATAGGGATTATTTTGATTCATTGAGCGATCATGAGAGACAGAATAATATATGTATTCGTTTGACTCATGGTCGTTGGCTCAAGATTCCGTTATCTCCGGAGCTTGCCAATTATTTCAAGATCGGAGATATAATTGCCGGGCAATTATCTGGTAAAAGGGAAGTGGAGGCTATGGATGTCGTTAAGACAGGGATTGATATGGTATCCCCGTTAAACATAAACTGGGAGTATGATAGTTGGAAGTTCGCTCTAAATCTCCTGCCTACGGTGGTTCAGCCCATCGCCCAAAACGCCTCTAACGTGAATTTTATGGGTAATCCTATCTATAAGACCTCGATGAATAAGGCTAATGATTATGATCCGGAGTACACCAAGGTCTACAGGAGTACCAGTACCACCATGGTCGAGTTGTCGAGGGCGCTTAACTCGTTGACAGGTGGCGACGATGTCAAGAGAGGTCTGAGCTTTAATCCGGCTACTTGGCAGAACATTTTTTCTGGATATACGGGAGGTTTTGGTACCGTAGCCTTGGGGGTGTCTGATTTAGTCCTTGATATACTGTCCGGAGAGGATGGAGATATGCCAGTGAGTCGTTATCCACTGTTAAGCCGTTTCTTGACCGGAGGGGACAAGGATTTGAAGCTGAGCCGGATGAATTCCATATATAACAAGAAGGTCGTAGACTTTGTCTCGGAAATGGATCATGATTACAAAGGGTATCTAGAGAAGTCCATGGACCCATCTATCAATATTCTTGACAGGGCAGAATATATCGTAAAACTTGAGAAGTTTATGAAAAGTGATGATTTCAAGAAATCTCAAGAATTATCTCAATACGTGAGAGCCATATCCGATATGGAAAGGTTCCTTCGTGAGGTAGGTAGCGATAATGATTCTCTGGAGAACCAAGTGTACGAGCTGAAGCTACGAGCGTTGGAGATATTTGAGGATTCAGATGAGTGAAAAGATAGCGGGTGGCGTTTGGTGTCACCCGCTATGTATAATTTTTTCATTTTATTGAAATATATTACCAAGAAGCCCTAGCAAAAGAACAATTATTGATATGTAAGCAAATTCCTTTAAGGAGGTTTTTTGTCTAAATATCAACTTGAATAAGACTGCTAATGATGAAATAAAGAATGCTCCCAGTGTATATCCTATAGGAGTGGATATTAAAAATATGTAATGACCTATGCTTTGTGGTTTTTCCTTGCTTATATCGTATAGATAAATTATTAAAAATAGAATATATAGTATGATCCATTCCTTATTTTTCAAAAATGCCAACTTAGATGGCTTATCTGGTTCTGCTTTCTTTGAATTTACCTCATTTAAAATCGTATAATGTTTAACCAGATCGCCTTCTGTATGTTTAAGATGATCTTTTATAAACATATCATTATTTCTATTATTATTTTCGCTTGGTGCCTGATCTGTCTTGTTCAACGATGCATCGTATTGATTTCTCTTTTCAGTGTCAGATAATGTCTCATACGCCTCTTTAATTATACGGAACATGCTATCGTCACTGATTCCTTTGTTGAAGTCGGGATGAAACTGGAATGATTTTTCTTTATACGCTTTTTGTATCTCTTCTAATGTAGCGTCTCTCTTAATTGATAGTATATCGTAGTAATTCATAGTCATTCAAATTTATGAGTGCTTTGATCTAGGATGAGTGCTTTTTGGGATATCTTATCTACTAGAATGTATTCATTGACGCTTGAGTACCTTTGTGTCTGCACGTAATTCCATGCTATGAAAGCAAATATGAACATCAAAATCACCTTGAATATCCTGTATGTTTCCTCGCTCATGTTTTATGTATTTAGATTTTTTTGCAAAATTACCCAATCTTCACATCCGTTATCCCTCAGGAGGCATGTTTTACGGCATGTCCGTGAATATCCCAGTAGTACTTACTTGCCAACGCAGTATATCTCCTATACCATTTGAAGCATATATTAAAAGGTAAAGTAAGTATATGTTCTATCCCAAATCATAACATTACCGCAACTTGTTTTTCTACAGCTTTTTTTATGAAAGCGCTAATGGAAATACCAGATTGCTTTGCCAAAACTGCCACTCTGCTATGAAGTTCCGGTGATAAACGAACGTTCAATGAACCGGAATAGCTCTTATGCGGCTCAATCCCCTCTTCCTCGCAATACGCCAGATAATCATCTACAGCCTCGTGGAAAGCCGTTGTAAGTTCCCGCACGCTTTCCCCCTCAAAATTAACAAGACCATCAATACCCTCTATCTTCCCGAAAAAAACATTGTCCCTTTCGCTGAAAGATACAGACCCGATATAACCTTTATAAGTCAATGTATTCATAATAACCTCCTTTACTTTATATATCCTGCTTCAGTTAAATCATCCAATACCTGCTTCATGGCATATCCTTTAATTATGTTTCCGGGGTGAGGCTTGTGTAACATGATGGGACGTTTTTCACCATTGCGATAAATCACCCTTGACCCGGACGTTTTACCCTTGCTTGATTTTACATATCCAAATATGGATAAAAGCCTTTCCATTTCGTCAAACGTAAAATCGTTAGGTTGTTTCTTGAAGCGTTCTACCAACTTTTCTTTTGTTCCCATATTGAATGTTTTCGCAAATGTAACTATTTTATAGTCGCTAGGCAACTTTTGGGGACATAAAAAATTGATATGGCTCGGGAGATTGCCTTCGGCCCTTATTCATTACCTGTTTGTCTCCTAAGGGATGAGGCTATTGATCGTTTTGAGGCCCTAAAATAAAAAACTCCCCAAATCCTCACGGACAAGGGAGTTTTTATTATTTAACATAATCTATATGAATGGTTTTCAGACAACCTTAAACGATCCGATTCTCACGGACAGGAACGTTATAATATCTAAATCCATATCTAAACAAAGACATACTTAATCATCATTGCCGATCCTCCCGGAATAGCAACGGTGGGTATATCCGTATTAAAATGCTTCCCAATACCACCCAAGGGAAGCTGGAAATATTTATTCAAACCACTACTGTCCAAAGAAATTTTCTCAGACATGATTTAAATTAGTTTATATTAATG